TTTTCCTGAACCTGCATTTGCAAGAAGTACCTTTACTTCCTTACCTTCAAACATTAGTCTTCAATCTCCTTAAGTCTTAATGCTACTTTTCCTTCTTCAATTTTAATTGATTCAATTTCACGAAATACTATCTTAGAAACACCTTCGTCGTTCTTTGCTCTCTGATCAATAATTTCTACTTCTAAATCAGCATTTCCAGTATGACCTATAGCCTGAAATGCGTTTGACAGTTCTACTACACTCATTTTCTCTTTCTCCAGTCTATCGGCTTATAACAGAAGGGACATCTTTCCATGAAAGTTCCTCTTCTCTTCATCTGCTTTTTAATGTTTACTATCCTGCCGTTACAGGAAGCCATGTACCAATAAGGTGTAGACTTAAGCCCTCTGTTTATCCAAGCACAGACTTCAACCTTAACTTCTTCCTTTTTGGCTACAGGTTTCTGTACCGGCTTTACAACTGGTTTTACTGTAGGCTTTACTGTAGGCTTTACTGTAGGTTTTACTACAGACTTAGTTGTTTTTGTGATTACTCCGTCGTTCATTTAATTCCTCCTTTTATGTTTATGTCCATTAAAAAATCACTGCCGAATTTCTTACGCATTTGATAAGCCTGCGTTCTAGTGTTACTGTTCTTTTTGTGAAGCAGAAGCCACCTAGCAAGTGCTATCTTGTTGCCTTCCGTAAGGTATATGCCTTTACCCTTGTACTTATATACTCCGTTACCAAAGTCAAAAAAGTAATCTCCATTGGTATATACAGAAGTTCCACACTCGCTTATTATACTTCCTACAGTAGTAAGTTCTGCTACCTCTCTTTTTACGTCCAACTTTATCTTGACAAGAGAATAAGCAATTTCATTCTTGTTTTCCCTATCAAACACAAAGCGGTCAAATCTTTGTCTGTAAGGCACGAAAGACTCACCCTGCTTAAGTACTACTACCGTTTTGAACCAGTAATCCTCGTTCATAAAGTCTGCAAAGTAACTGTCGCATATAATCAAATCCTCCGTACTCCTATTCAGCAAGTCCCATTTTTCCATTATCTTTATTTTTATTTCACTGCTACGGGCAACTGCTTCGTACACATTCTGCAAACGCTTGTCTTCCGTAACCAAGATAAAAGACTTACAAGTTTTAAGCATATACCCTCCTAGAACATCGACTGTGCTTCGTCCTTATCCTTTTGAGAATAAGGCTTTTCTTTAGAATTATCAGCACTGTCTTCAATCTTCTTGTTTGTAGCCTCCGATATGGCACGTGCATATTCCCTGTCGTTTGCTTCTATTTCAAGTTCTCCTCTGTAGGCTTCGTCTATTTCAGCATCCTCTTCTTTACTCCAGCAAGGAAATGAAATCTGATCGCCGGTTGCAGAATCGTATTGTAACACGTCCTCTCTTGCTCCGAAGTTCTTAAGAGTTTCACGTAGCATTGACTGGTCGAATTGAACTTTATTATTTCTAAGATACTCTGCAAAACCTGTATGAGTAAAAAAGAATTTTGCGTGAATATTGCCTTCACTATCAGTAGTAGTCTGCCTTACACAAAGGTTTGCACGTATCTGGTAAGGACTATCTCGTCTAGCCTGTTTATTTGAAAGGTAACGTATGAACATCTGCTTTACCATAGCCAGAGCAGAAGTATCACTTTCAGCCGATACCTTTACTTCCTTCACAATAGCAAGATACTTGTTCAAAGTAAGGTACCACTGGTTAGGTTGTACCTGCTTCGGAGCAAAGTTAAGATAACGTACACAATTTCTGGCAAAGTTCTTCTGGTCAAGAAGTTCACCTTCGTCCTTGAATATAATCTGTTTGAAAGGATTATCACTACCCTGTAATCTCAATTCCCAAGCGTAGTAAGGTTCCGAACTAAGATAACGGTATAACTGTCCGTACTCTATGTCAGAAAAATAGCCCTTATCACGTCCAAGACCGTACTCTCTTTTATGACAGATAAGTTTATCGCAAAAGCCTTTGCATGGTATGTCCTTGCATTTATAAGAGTATTCCTTTTCCTTTACTGAATTAATAAGACCTTCTATAGTACCTTCATCAAGTGGAGCAGTGAAAGAAGAATTCATTTCCCTGACATATTCTTCAAAATTGTCACCGTACTTTTTAGAAGCGTACAAGGCGTAAGAAAACAGGAAATTGTTCCTTCCTGAATCCTCTTCACCTACAAAAGAAGACAAGAGTATTTTCTGTAAGCAAGGCGGAGCATCATTATAAGGCAGTCCCTTTATAAGTTCCTCAACTGCCTCCGTGTTTGTTATATGTTTCTGTATATAATTGAGTGCCGTATCAAACGGTACTTCGTTTCCGTCCAAGTCAAGTAAGTATGTGTATGTATTGTCAGCATTAAAATAAGGAAGTGTTATGGCAGAACCAAAGCCTTCCTTTGAAATCTTTTCCTGTTTAGGAAATATCTCAACCTTCTCTTCACCATAAAGTTTATCTAAAGCAAACGTTTTTACCAGTTCAAGTAAAAGTTCTCTTACTATTTTTGCACTTGTGCTTTTACTAAGCATAAGATAGAGGTGAAGACCTCCACTCTTACTACGAAACGGAATGAGTGGTAACTGATATTCCCTGATAAAGTCAAGCACCTTGCGTATCTTAGCCTTGTAGTAATCAATATCAATTACACCAAAAGAACATTTTCCTTCTGTGTTTACAGGGCATATACCTACACCGAAATCACCGTTAAGATGTGATGTAATCAAGTCCTGATCTACGGTACCTTTATTGTTAGTTATGTTTGTTTTTATTTTTGTCCCTTTTTCGGGCTTGTCTTTAGGCAACTCGTTTTTAACGTAAGAGTGAGTGTTGCCCTTAAAGTACATAAAGAATCTTTGTGCCTGTACATTACTAATCATCATGAGCCTCAGTTTAATAAGGGGACACAGAATTGACTGTTCCCGTGTCCCCTTAATTTAGATTTTATTAGAATCCAAGTTCTTCTTCGTCTGTGCTGTCTTCAACAGTAGAAGCGTCTTCAATCTGTGCTACGGCAGGTTTAAGAGGCATAAGAGCCGATAAATCATGTCGCTGAATTAAAAGAGCGTTCTGTAATGCTTCACGTAATTCATTTGATTTTTTAAGACATGCTACTGCAACGTTCTTGTCTTTTTCCAAGAGGTTAGCAGTATAAGAGAAGTTTACGTCAGTCCAGTCACCCTTGTCGTTCTCGTAAGTGTCAGAGAAGAGTGTGTAAATAAGTGTAGCAGATGCTCCACTGCGTTTCTTTACATCGTCCTTCCAAGCCTTCCAGATGCGTGAACCTGTAGACTTGTAAGCAACTACACCGAACTTAATGTCTTCGATACCCAATACTTTTACAAATTCTCCGTCTTCATTGAACTTTGCTTTAAGTACTTCTACTACAGCCCAGTTAGAAGGGGAGAGAATGTGTCCGTTAGGTAACTGACGGTCAAAGTAAGAACCTTCAACAAGAGGGAACTGCACAGCCTGCTCCTGTGACCATTTTCCAATAAACTTAGCGTCACGTCCTGCTCCGTCCTTCTCATTGTATACAGTCATGAACATCAAAGGAACAACTGCAAGTCTTTCACCTAAGATTCTCTTATCCTTCTGAATGAAGAAATCATCAATCTTAAGTTTAGGAATGTAAAGTTCCTTTTCATTCTTCTTAAGAGCCTTAGTTGCTGGCTTAGCAAGAAGAATGTAGTCCGGCTGAACTCCGTTTCCGATAAGTTCTCGTTCCTGCAACTTTGTATTCTGTGCTACAAGTTGAGCCAATTCGTCGTCAGATACTTCTGCGACTTCGTTTTCTTTGACCTGTGAAACTGCTTTAGTATTTGCCATAGTCAAACTCCTTCTGTGAGTTTTCCAACCCACGATATTTTATCCCCTCATACGAAGGGCTTTTATCTTTATTCTGTACTTATTATGTTTACCACATCAAGTACAATTTGTCAATGATATACAAAAGTAAAGGTAACGTAACAAGGGGGGTCACAGGTTTTGGGTTCACGGGTACCTGTGCTCATTACGCTACCTTTTATACTGCTTTCGGGAATTGAACCCGATTAAAAGCCGACCTTAAGCAGTACCCTCCTTAAAGGAATTTAAACTCAATTCCTTTTTCAGTGAAGAAGTCAAGCAAGTCCTGTGCTACTTCCTTTTTGTAACGTATCCACAGGGTTCTTTCCCTTACGTCACCATACTTTTCCCCTTTCTTCTTTTTGTCTTTGCCTGATGATTCAAGGAAGGATTTGAGATTATCAGGAAGGTCTTTACCTATCACTATTTTCTCACCGTTCTCTTCCTTAGCCTTCATTTCTTCGTAAAGCCTCTGGCTTTCCTTTTTGTCCTGTTTTATCTGCAGTACAATTTCCATAGGATTCTTGTATCGCAACTGATCTATGTATATGCTTTCTATAAGCATAGTACCTTCAAGTTCTGCCCTGATAAGTGCAACTCCGTCGTCATAAGCCTTCTGTTCCTTTTCAAGTGCACAAGCCTGTAACTCGATGTCGTCAGCACTGTCTTCTTCCTTCTGTGTCTTGTTGTAATATTCCTTCTTAAGTTCAATGCGTTCTGCATACTCTGGACGAAGGTTATGTGTATTAATTGACTCTGTTACATACTCATTAAGAACAAGAGTAAGTTCATCTTTTCTTCTCTGGTCAAACTCATCAAGTTGCTTATCCAGAGCACCTTCACCTTCTGCTACAATTCTCTGCAAGTCAGCACACATAGCGTCCAGAAGGTCAGCAGGTGTTGTAAGGTATATCTTCTTCCAGTCTTTTCTCTTTGATTCAATTCCTGTACGGAGTTTCTGAAACTGTGTTTTCAATGCCTTTACATAGTTATAGTTATCGTCTGTGAGAACAGTACCCTTGTACTTGTCTACAACCTGTGTAATCTGATTTGCAAGTTCAGTGAAGTTTCCTTCTACCAGCATCGAACCGTCTTTAGCAAGTGTAGGCTTCTTAATTGTCAGTTCCAAGTCAGAGAAACCTACTTCCTTTGTCTGTGCAGTCACGATCTGTGTATCTGCGATAATTTTCTTTGTAGCCATAATATTACCCCCTTTGACTATCAATCTCTATTTATAATATATCATACTCATAATATATTGTCAAGTAAATTCATAAACTTTTTTCAATTATTTTTTATCTGCAAAAAGGACTATAAGCATTATCACGAGCGTTATGAACAGTGACAGCATTAATTACCTTCTTTGTCTGTCCTGTAATTAAACAGGAATTCTTTTCTGCTTATCTCAAAAGTAGTTCCGTCTTCTCTTTCAAGAATGATTTCACTGTCTTTCATTTCAATTACCTTGTATTTCTTCTTGTTCCACTTATTAAATGCTGTCATTCAAAACCCCTTAGTATATATAGTATATCTCACACACGCCTTCTTTGCGGTAAATAAGACCTATGATTCTAGGACATTCCGTACAAGGTGTGCAGTAAATGATTATATACTGATCCTTTTCTACCGTTTCTTCTTTTTCAAGAGTGATTACACTGTAGAAGTATCTTTCAATGTCGTTTACTCTTGCCACCTTAGCCATGTCTGCCTTATCAGTGCAGATTGCCATAGCCTGAATAGGATAGCGTGTAGCCTCGAAGAATTCGTCTACAACGTCCTTACCCTGCCACTCATAACCAGTTACATTTCCAAGTGCAAAAAACATAACCAAAAGAATAAAAAGTCTTTTCATAGTCTGCCTCCTTTCCTTCCTGACTATTTATTTTTCTTCTTATTCCCTAAAGGAATAACCCAAGTAAACATACCTACACGTAAGATCATGTATTTTCTTCCGTTCTTAAATACTATTCTCATGCTTTACCTCCGTCTGTGAGATTCTGTCCCGTGCAAGTTTAAAGTACCCTTCGTCAATCTCACAACCGATAAAATTTCTTTCAAGCAGTTTACACGCTACTCCGGTAGTTCCACTTCCCATAAAAGCGTCAAAAACAGTGTCCCCTTCTCTGCTTGCGACCCTTATGAAACGTTTCATAAGTTCAATAGGCTTCTGGGCTGGGTGAATACCCTTCTTACAAGAAGTCATATACCATTTTCTGTATATGTCTATATCTTTTTCCTTAGAAAAATACGTTCCCTTTTCACGTATCACTATCACGTACTCCAAGTCGCTTATATAGTGATTATTGTAAGCCGGAATTGGATTAGACTTAGCCAGTACCAGAATATCAAAAGAACATCTGTTATCTTTAGCCCATTGTATGTAGTCTGCCACAAGCGTTTTGTTACAGAATACATATACGTAGATTTTCTTCATTTTAGGTTTAATTGCATCCAGAAAAGCAGAGGGAGTAAAATCACAACACTTCAAGTCCATTAGTTTCTGTGCGTATTCCCTCTTAGTACTATTGTTGTCTGCAAAAAATCCACCACCTTTAGAATCAAATTTATACGGGGGATCTGTTATTACAAGGTCGATGCTCTTGTCTTTCAATTTATTTACTACTTCAAAACAATCTTCATTGAATAACATTTCCATACTAGTTACCTTCCTTTTTGTTTTCAGTGTAATAACCTAAAAACTTCACTCCGTCAAGGTCATCTGCCCCAAGTATAAACCCTTCTTCTGCCTTATGGTATTTTTCTTCTGCTACCTTTTTAGCCTCTTCAAGACTTTTTGCTTTTATACAAACTCTCTTGCTTAATGTTTCTTCTATGACAACTACATAGCAACTGTATTCCTTAAGATTTTCAAGTTTCTTAAGAAGTTCCTGTCTTTCCTTTTCAAGTCCTTCAACATCATCATAGTATCCGGCGTTGTCAATAGCGTCTTCAACTTCTTTCAATGCTTTATTATAGATTTCTGTCAATGTCATACCTTACCCCCTTAATTCTGCATTGCTTCGAGCACTGCAAGTTCCTTAGCCTTCTTTTCTGCCTTAAGTTTTACTTCTTCTGTCACTTCTATACCGTCTTCGTCTTCCGTATAGAATTCAATGCTTTCAATTTCAGTTTTCCATTCACCGTAGTAGAATTCTTCATCACTTGTATGTGTCTTTGCTACATGTCCCTTACACTGTCTGGTACATCTTACACTTACACGGCAATCTATTCCGTCTTCGTCAAGCGGTAATGTTTCATTTACGTACAGAAAATCATCGTCATAATCTTCGTACTTTCCATAGCAACATCTTTCCCAATCGTCTTCATACATCATTTTGTGTTCCCCCTTAATAAATCCAGTATTCCCTTGTCTTCACAAGCGAAAATCCTGAACACTCTTTTTGCCTTTGTATTAAGAACAAAAAGACCCAAAACTTCTTCGTCATAACAGTTTTCGTACATAAGTCTGTATGCGTTCAACTGTAACGTACAGTACTGTCTGTCAAACTGTCCCGTCTTTATGTCTGCCAGATATACGCCTTGCGGAGTATGCAAGACTATATCCACGTTACTTGCTGTATTCTCAAAATCAGATACTCTTACTTCCGCATTGTACTTAGAGTAATTCCAGATCCCTAAGTCCTTACGCAATCTAAGTAACTGTTCTTTAAGCCACTTTCCGTTATCTGTAGAAGGCTCTTTGCCTTCTTCTATCCACCTTTCAATTTCCTTATGCACTTGACTTCCGTATGAACAAGCCAGTTCAACCTGAATATTCTTAGGGAATGTCTTTCCTAATCTTTTTGCTATTGCCGACGTAACCCCGTTTAATTCACGTCCTTCGTAATAATACTTGTGTTCTTCTTCATCAAAAGAAACGTTCTGTATAGTTCCTTTAATCATCTTTTCTACCCCTTTTAAGTGTTGCAAGTTTTAGTTTTTCCTTATTCTTCTGATAATATAACTTTGCTTTTCTGCTTATTTCTTCCTTATGTTCCTGATAGTACTTTCTGATATATTCACTTCTTTTTCTAATGTAGTCTTTATCGTTTTCCATTTTGTCTTTCTGATATTTTACTACACGTTCCTTAATCTTGTCCCGATTCTTTTCATATTTTTCCTTAGCCTTTCTGCTTATTTCTTCTTTGTTCTTTTCATAGTATTTCTTCTGATATTCCAGTGCGTTATCCTTATGCTTATCATACCACCTTCTTTTATATTGTTTTGTAGTCATGTCTACCCCCTTACTCTTAAATTATATTATACTCATTTTGTATTGTCAAGTACAAAATGAGTATACCTTTTACTCAACATCATACCCCGACAACTGTAAATCGGCAAGTTCCGACAAAAGACTAGCCAGAGGCTCTTCGTCACAAGAATAACCCATGTTGTAATATTTTCTTATTCTTGCCTTAAGTTTTGCTATGCGTTCTTTCATATTCTACCCCCTTAAATATCTACTTCAAGATCCGGATTCAAAAATCCCCATGTCCACCCCGTTTTATTGCATACTGTATCCATAAGTGTAGATGCGTTCCAGCCTTCTTCGTTATACATACAGTCCCCTTCGTCGTTCTCTTCACGTAAACGGTTATTTGTATCTGTAATTACTTTTACTACTTCTTCTTTTGTAACTTCTGTAGGGACTGTAAGTATAACTATACTTACGTCGTTTATGTCAATGCCTGAATTGTTTACTACAGTCCGGATAAATACATTCTTTGTTCCCATATTCTACCCCCTTAAATAATCCCTTCTTCTCTAAACTCTCTTATAAGTCCGTAACGTTTTGCAAGGCGTTCAAAATAGTCCTGATAGTATGCTAATTCTCCATAGGAATAATTGTTATCAGCAAAACTACTCTGCCAATCCTTAGCCTCTTGAACAGCATATGCCTTACGCAATGCGTAATAATTTTTCTTAGTCTTTGACATAGTTTACCCCCTTAAATGTCTTTCAATTATTTTACTTTATACAACGGGGTTTTACCCCCGTTGTATCCTTCTTTATGCTACACTAAAATCCAGTAACAACTGCCCTTTGAGTGTATCTACATTCCCGTTTTCAGTGTCTTTTATTTTGTCTTCCGACAAGAAGGCACAATCCCCTGAATATTGTGACACAATTTCACGTTCTGCCATTTTCTCTTCTTCTTCGTATGTCTTACTTGTAAGATATACATCGCCTAAAGTGTCTTCCATGTTCCATTCTTTTGTTTCTTCGTCGTAAACTTCATGAACAAGACAATAGACATTGCCTTCAAGGTAATCGGCAAGAGTCTTTACTTCCATGTGAAGTACTTCTTCTGCCCATTCCTTTGTTTCTTCTTTAGAGTGATTCTTCCTGTAGTCTTTCACTTCCGTACTATCTTTAGGAATATAAATGAAGCCCACGTTTGAATTGTCCCAACCGTTACTTCTTCCACAACTGATAGTAACTCCGGAGTGTTCATAGACATTAAGAAATTCAAACACAAGACACTTTTCTTTGATAAACTTATTCAAAAGACCGTCTATACCGCCATAACGTCTGTAGTTACTGTTATACCAGTCTTCATTAATCCCCGTTTCACTCAAGAGCCATTCTTCTATATCTTTTGTCTGTATATCGTCGTCCCCTGTAATACAATAGCGAGAAGCATTTACTATAATACCTGTATTACTCCATTCTCTAGGGCTATCAATAAAATCCTGTTCATACTCATAAAAAGCACGATTGATTGTCCCGTCCTTGCCTACCCAATATCTAGTAGGTAAATATTCACACTTATTACTCATAATTCTACCCCCTTTATAAGTCTTTATACATGTTCAAGTTTGCATACTACAGAATAAGAACATATTATGTTGTTCTTATTGTCCATTACTTCAAATACTAACATTCTGTTATCGTCTTTGAAACAAGTTACCATTGTATAACCTTCTACATAAAGATCATCTTTCAAGTATGAAATTTCATCTTCAAACATGCAAAAGTTATTTATTTTGTAACTTCCTTCTTTACTTGTCCATACTAAGTCTTTAGTACATAATTCATTAAAAGCGTCCCTGTTATACACTTTTAATGTAACTTCCTGTTTAATGTTTGCAAAAATCATTTTTTACCCCCTTAAATGTCTTTCAATTATTTTACCATACTTCATGGGTATTACCCCCGATTACATTTTAATTTTATTTTGTTTCCTGATTCTTTTTACTTCTAAAATCCGGTTTAAATTCCACGTGTTGTGCAACTATAAAAACCTTTTCGGACTTTACCCCCATAATGTCAAAAGAAGATTGCTTTAAATACCCTACTATACGAACACCACGCCCGATTGAAAAAAGTCTTTCGATTTTTTCCCTGTCCCATACAGAAGAATAGACAAAAGAAAAAACACTTACTTCTTTTTTAATGTCCCCTGTCTGATTATCTTTATAAAATCTTGACACTTCAATATCTGATTTTATAATGTTCTCTCCCTTTTCTGTATCATAATTTACAGAAATATTTTTAATGTTTCCTTCCAGAATAATATTATTAAGACAATTCATTTTTACCCCCTTAAAATGTCTTTCAATTATTTTACCATACTTCATGGGTATTACCCCCGATTCCTTATCTATTAATATTATACACTTGTTATAGTATAATGTCAATAGTAAATTTAAAAATTTTTATAAAAATTTTTACATAACTTTTTAATATGTCTTTACTCTATTTTACATTAAGTCTTTTAATAATTTTCTAACCTGATTAAAAACTGATGCTTTCATGAATACGGGCTTTAAATTCATTTCCTTATAACTTTTTAATAAGTCTATGTCCCATTTGTCACTAATCGGGAAAATTGCAAAACCCTGCCCGATAAGATTGTATATTTCTTTTATGTCCATTTCCTTAAAAGTAAAATGATTTTCCTTTCCTTCAAAATAATCTTTTATATTATTGTATTCTAAGTTCATGTCATGCCTTGTATGTCCGCAATAATAAACATGTTTATAGTGTATGCTATTATTAGGATCATCAAAATATAACACCGCTTTTTTATTGTCCTGTAATTGTTTTAAATCCTGATTCATATTTTACCCCCTTATCTAATTTTTTACCGGTATAATAACAACGTTTTTATTAAAAAGCGTTTTATACATTTTGATTTTTTCTTTTATTGACAAGTTATAAATATTTATTGAATTGTCAATTATAAAGCCCTGTAAAGATAAATTTAAGTCAATAATGTCTAATTTAATAGTTTTCATGTTTTACCCCCTTATAAGTTACTAACAAAAGATTGTTTTTGAATTGTCCCATTGATTAGATAAGACATACATTTTATTAAAGATCACTAACCTTTTTGTTTTCTTGCCCTGATAAAGATAATTTAAATATAACCTATGATTTTTTACAGATACAGCATCAATAAAAGAATACAAAACAATTAATATTTTTAATATTTTTAATCTTTTTAATAATGTTATATTATAATCATCGGGACAATTAAAAAATGTATTTCTACCGCCTGTTTTCATTTTACTAAACACTAAAGAATTTTTATAGTAATAATTTACTATATCACGATTAAAAATTAAGAATTCATTATTATTAATTATTTTCTTATTTAGTTTTATATCCTGATTTTCTAAACCTTGCTTTATTCCTGATAAAAGATTTTTTTCTATTCCTGAAAATCTTTTATTTTTTCTATTATCAAAAACGCCCATACAATACCCCCTTATAGAACAAAAGAAAAATTATAACGGGGTATTTTTACCCCGTTATATCCTGATTATTTTTTAATAAAAGTATAACAATCAAATGTTTTACCGTGAGAATCTGTTACTTGTTCAAAACCTAAATTTTTAATTATTGTACAGAGTGAAGACATACCGACGCCCCCTTCAAAATACGGTGTAATTCCGTATCCACTACCATATCCGAAAATGTCCCTATTTAATTTTCGTAAGTTGTCCGCATCTCTAAGATCAACGGGATTTTCGTTTAAATACTTTTCTTTTATTTCGTACATTAATCTTTTTAAAGCGTCGCATTGATTCAACGCCGAAGCAACCGAAGCGGATTGTTTATCATAACCGCAACCCGAAGCGGACGCCGTGTAATATGTTCTAGTATGGCGGGCACCTGATTCATCGTTATAATTCAAGTCAATAACCGCCTCACAAGTGGGATTCATTCCCCATGTTGCATTGCGTTTCCACTCTACATTTAAAGTGATTTTTGACACTTCTACATTATCCGTAAAATTGAATTCATTTTTAATTTTTTCTTTTAAATTTTTAATGTCCTTTTCATAACAATTAATAATTGATTTTTTAAACTGTTCGATTGTTATTTGTCCCCTTTTGTATGCTTTTAATCTTGCATAACATCTTGAATTATAATAACATGTAAAATCATTGTTATTAATTTTTTCTAATTCATGGGCATAGCCCCGTTTTAAGTTGTTCAATTTTTCATTGTAAACCGATTCAAAAAGATTTTTAAAAGTTGTCATATTATACCCCCTTATGACATAAAAATATTTTATTTTAATAGCAGGTTATAACCTGATATTAATTTATAACTATTTCACTACTAATAAAATAGTTTTTTACCGTTTTTGTAGTTGCTCCACGAAGTAATAACGCCCTACTGTATGCTAATGCATCAATATAGTTATTAGTACAGAAAAAACCGATAGATGCATATTGTTTTAATTTTTCAATTCTGTATTCTTTTTTTATTTCCCCATTCAATAAAACTACGTACATATTTTACCCCCTTGAAACGTTGTTTAATTCCCCCGTTTCATTTTCTAATTGTATTATAGCATAACTATTTATATTGTCAATAGAAAATTTATAAAAATTTATAAAAATTTTTATAAAAATAACTAGTATTATGTATAGTGAAAAATAGGCGTTTTTTTGGGGCTTTTTTGTTCAGGATTCTTTTTTTATTTACGCTTTTTATACTTTTTGATTTTAAAAAGCGTGAATGATTTTTACACTTTTACTATAAAAGCGTGAATGATTTTTACACTTTTGACCCCCAAAACGTAAAAAGCGTAAAAGTTTTACCCGCTATTTTTCGAGAAAAGTAAAAACGAGTTTTTAAGAGGGGAGTTTATTTTGACATTTTTTGTCATTTTGTCATTTTCATTTTTACATATTTTCACTTTAGTCCCCTGATTTTTTAATAATCTTTTTTGTTCACGCTTTTTTACGCTTTTTTTGAACATTTCCCGAAAAACTATAAAAATCGTTCACGCTTTTTTTGTAATTTTTTCTCATTTTTTTCAATTTTTCCCTACTTGACAGAATAAAACAAAATATGTTATACTATGTAATTTTTCAAAATTGAAAAGCGTTATATTTTAGAGGATCCAAAAGGACAGCCGGACAACCGCAACCGGACAACCGCAACCGGACAACCGCAACCGGACAACCGCAACCGGACAACCGCAACGGATCCCGAAAATGTATAAATAGTTTTATATAAAACTATCTATTGTTAGTTAGTCGAGGCTAACAAGTCTGTCAAAATTGTTACTATCGACAGAAACAGATCAGGAGGGTACCCTTCTCTCCACACAATTCGCATTTTATAGATTTCTTAAATTTATTATTGACAGTATCATACGACATAGGTATAACATACATGGGTATATATGAAGATGTACGGACATACATGAAGATGTACGGACATATAATGACGTGTTGCTGTATCGTCTGACATATATGGACGTTTTACTAAAAACATGACATACCCCCTACCCCCAGAAAAATCGGGTGGTGATTTGACAACAGATTAAAATATGTTTATATTATTATGTATGAGTTACGAAGAGATTAGGGACAGGTGCATAAAGCATTTTGGAAAACTTTATAAAGATTCTCTGGTATTTGATATATGCGAGGTAGACAAGCAGACAAGACTACGCTTACAGCAAGACCCGATATATGTAGCAAAGACTAAGGCTCTCAAAGCGACACTGTTTTTGAATCAACTTGACATTCTTGATAACGTATTGGCTGGAGCATATCAGGGTGAAAAGCAGACCGACCAGAGTGCTAACATTCTTAAGGCACTGGAAATGAAAAACAAACTTCTTCTGGAAGACCTCAATGTAAACAAGGACGATTCTAATTCCCTCAACGTTACATTTACGGCTATGGACAAAGAAGCGTTTGAAGGAGAAGATACGGTAGAAGTAAGCAAAGGTTCCAATAATGCAGAACTAGGAGCAGATTTCGGAGTAAGTGAGGACACTGACAGTTTTGAAGCAAGAATGAAAGCAGACATACAGAACAAACTGGGAAAACCGAAGAAGGATAAGGAAAAGTAAATGCAGTATAAATTCAACGCATACGGACTCGAAGTGATAAGGAGGTGAAAAATGCAGTTGGTACGTTTATTACCACATCAGGCAAGATTTGTTCAAGCCCCCTACGTGTATGACGATATAAGATTCTTCATACTATGTGGGGGCTACTGACGCTTGTGGAAAGACTTCTTCCCTTGTCTATGCTACTATGAACGCTGTAAAGCAGTTATTGGGGAAGAAGGATGCAGAGGGGCACAATCCTAAGATACTTGTATGCTCTAAGAACATAACGTTTCTTGCTAAGACGTGGACTAACGCTTTTGAGCAGAATCTGCGTAACACCAATTCAGTCTACTCCTATGACAAGGCTAAGAACATCATAACGGTAGGGAATGTGGAAATTCTTCTGGTAGGACTTGAAGACCCTAGCCAGATTTACGGTTACTCTGTTGCGTGTTGCATTGTAGACGAGTTGGACGAACTTCCTACTGCCGTTGCTATGGAGGCTGTAAAATCAGTTAATGACCGTGTACGACAGACTGTAGAAGGTTTCCGTGATCCTTTCATTTGTTTTGCGACTACATCACAGGGGCTTAAGGGACTTTATCAGACAGTACTTCATTTCAAGAAGTCTGGAATAGGTTATGTTCTTATGAGGGCAAGGACTAAAGACAATACGTTCCTTCCTGCTGACTATGTAAAGAACCTTTATGCAATATACAATGAAAAGGAAAGACGGTGCCTTCTGGAAGGGGAATTTATATCCATTGATTCGGGACTGGTATTCCCTGACTACGATGCACAGAAGAACCTTCTTGACGTAGATCTTTTTGATACTGTACAGCCGGAGGAAACTGTTTACATAGGACAGGACTTCAACTCATTCGGTAATGCAGGAGTGGCATGTGTAGTACGAAAAGGGGCTATAGTAATAATAAAGGATTACGACATTCAGGACATAAGGAAGGCTCCGAGCATTTTCCGTTATGACTTTCCTTTGTCCAAGATTGTATGGATACCTGACGCTACGTACTCGGCACACTTTTCTGAATTCAAGAAAGAACTTCGTGCACATAACATAACCATAGCATACAGGAAAACCAATCCTCTTGTTCAGGACAGGAACTTTGCGATAAATAAACTTCTGTTCATAGAGAGAATGTATCTGTGTCCTATTGCAACCAATATGGAGAAGGCTTTTCTTACTCATCAGAAAGACCCTAGAACAGGTCAGCCGACAAAAGGAGGCGTAGGTGCTCCTGACCACTGGTCTGACTGTCTTGGATATGTGGCTCATTATATACTCTGCTGGGACAGGTCTATGAAGCCTTTGTATGACGTAACGCTCGGTCGTATTTATGAGAAAAGACGTGCAAGGGGTGCAGATGCAGTGGAACTGGAAGTAAGCACACAGTTGATAACGGCTGAAAAATTACGTACGACGGCAGTGCAGTTCGCTCCTAACGTTACGGCAGAAGAAAGCAGTGCTTCTTAATACTTGATTTATGAATAATTTAGGTGTAGTATAAGGATATGGTAGACTTTAAGCAATTACGCTCCATTCTTAATGGGGCTGGCATGAGTATTAAAAAATACTCTAACGGTAAACAGGCGGTAACTGACTCAAACGACTTTAAGGGTGCAAGGCTTTCTGCTGTCGAAGAGGCACAGAAACTTGTGGCAGACGCTACTTATGAGGATACTAAGAATTTTGCCAAGAAACTTGGAATAACACAACTGGACAGCGTTAAGGACGTTAGTGAGCGTGCCGTGCGTAATATAGGCGGAATTGTGGACTGCTTTAGGCAGGGCAAGAACATGAACGCAAAGGAAATGGCTGTGGCTATGAGGGAAAAAATGACCTCTCCACAGATGATAAGGGACAGCATAATAAATCCACGCTGGAATAATAATACTATCGTAGACCCTACCCGAATGAACATTGCTTTTCCGAACGTGTATATATCTCCGTTCGAGGCTAATTCACTTTATTCACAGAAGGGTATATTTGAAACCGTAATCAATAAGAAATCAAAGTCAATCCTCCTTAACGGAGTAAGGATTGAGAATCCACGTCTGACTACACAGCAACTGGACAAAATCAACGAACATCTTGAAATGCATGACATTAAACATCATATCTCGGACGGGGTACGTGATTCTCTTGTATACGGAGGAGGAATTGTATTCCCTCTTTTCAAACGTGATACTCCTGTAACTACATCAATGAACCTAGATGCCCTTTTGAAACTGGGTATTTTGAAGAAGAATTCTATTGACTTTTTCTGTAAGATAGACAGGTGGAACTGTTTTATCATTCCGCCTTATAATCCTACACAGAAGGACTTTTACAGACCTGACGTGTATACGGTTCCTTTTTTAGGCAGTGACGTATATCACGGACGGTGTGCACGTGTAGTAACGGCGGAACAGGCTGGATACTGGGGTAACGTTATAAATCAGGGCTGGGGTATATCAGACTTGTGTGGATACTTGCAGTCCGGCATGAACTATAAGGTTGCAGTACAGTCACTGCCTTTAATGATTCAGCAGATGTCTATTCTTGCACGTGTAGTAAACGTAGACGGTGTACTTGCTACCGAAGGGGCAAACGCCCTTGATTCTCTTGTAGAACAGGATACGATAAGAACTAGGGAAGCAAGCCCTGATAATCCTGTCACAATGGACGTACTGGGTGATCTTAAGGCTATCGACAGGAACTTTGCACAGGTTCCTGAACTTATACGCCTTTTACGTCAGGATTTTGCATCTGACGCTCTCATTCCTGAACCTATGATATTCTCTTCTGAAAAGGGAAATTTTGCTTCCGGTGACGATACCGAAGGTAATCAGGCTAAGCAATGGGAAGCCGTAAAGATGATACACAAGGATACTGCAAGGCAGTTTACACAGATTGCAAAAATCCTTGTAATAGACGCTCTTGGTACTGACGACGACATTATAAAGGCTCTTCCTTACACAAAGATACACTTCGACGAACCTGTAATTGCAAACGCTTTAGAGCGTGCACAGATAGGTAAGTTCTATTCTGAAAACGTATTCAACCTTGTATCTGCACAGATACCTGTAGATATAGCAGTTGAAATGGCTTCAAAGAACGTATCTACCGACATGGCTGTTACAAGTGAAGTACTCGATAGACTTCATGAAATACAGGCTCGTGTAGACAAGCAGGATGCAGAAAGATTCAAGATTGAAATGGAACAGCAGAAAGCAAGTGTAGAGGCTACTAAGGCTTCTGCTCAAAGAACGGAGGAAGGAACTCCTTCTTCACAGAAAGGTGTAGCAAAGCCTAAAGGACAAAGCGAGGAAGAAAAGACTAAAGGACGCTCTCCTGCACAGGAAGAAAGGGAAAAGGCTTTAGCCGATAAGGAAGAAAAAGGATACTCACGTCTTGAACAAAGGTCACACGAAAAAACAAGGCTTGGTTCAAGTAAACGTAGTGAAAAGAAGAGTAAGGCAGAAGGACGGGCAACAAGGAAGGCAGTCAGGTAAAATAACTTGACTTATGACAAGTATTGATTTAGAATGTGGTAGGATATGGCACGTACTGATATTTTTTCAAAGATAAAAGACTCTAATGCTTCTCCGTACATAACGCAAAAAGACGTTATTATGTGCCGTTCAGGCATGCAGTACTATCATGCTTCGGAGGTACAGTCTTACATTACGGAAGACAACAAGCCACCGAAGGAAAAGGAATGGTACAGGGAATACAGACCAGCCAACATAGTAGTAAGGGCTAAGTCATTGTGTTCCAATCTGCCTGTAACAAAGGAGCATCCTGACGAGTTTGTAAATCCTGACAATTTTCAGGACTTGGTAGGCGGTATAACCGATAAGGAAGTAGAAGTAGTGGCTCTCGACGGAGAGGCAGAAGGTGAAATCGGGCTTAAGACAAACCTTACCTTTTACACTAAGGAACTGTATGAGTACTATAAGGAGCATAAAGAAGTTTCTTTAGGCTATACAGTGAAGAAACATTTTGTATCCAATCCGGAGGAAGTCGGATATGACATTCTTTTGGACGAAATAACAGAAGTTAATCACCTTGCTATTACGAGAAGCGGTAGAGGCGGTTCGAGTGTTGCGGTGATAGACAGCATTATAGGAGGAATGAAACCTATGAGAACAGGTATTTTTGCTTGGCTCAAAAGCAAGAAAGTGAAGGACAGTGCTGAAAAATTCTCTTTCGGTAAAGAGGTTTTCGGTGCACTTCATTCAAGCAAGGGTAATACAGAAGAGGAACTTGCAAAAGAATTAAAAGGTGTTTTTGATTCTTGTGCTGAACTCAAAGATTGTCCACAGAAAGCAACAATGCTCGACATGATACGTGACTGTTACGACAACAAGGAAAAAGCCCTTGCCAATGAGGAAGAACTTACGGCTACTTTCGACAGCATGTACGTTTCTATCTCTGGAGATTCTTTGAAAGAAATCGCTGACGCTATCAAGAGTGTTTCAGGCGGTGGTGCTGTAGGTATTACAGACTCAAAGGACGAAGAGGAAGAAAAACCGGCAGACGAAGGTAAGAAAGACAAGGCAGAAGATTCTGACGAAGAAGGTAAGGAAGAAGATTCTGACGAAGAAGGAAAAGGCGATGAAGCAGAAGATTCTGACGAAGAAGGAAAAGGAAAAGACGGCTGTGCCCAGAAAGACTCACTTCCTTTAACAAAAGAAGATGTTGCAAAAATCGTTAAAGACAGTATGGGTGAAGAACTTAAGGACTTCATCGTGCAGACTGTAAAGGACACACTCGGTATTAAGGGTGACAAACCTAAAATGCAGGGTGAACAGTTAGACAGCAAACCTACTCCTGTGATCGAAAGAGATTACAGTGAGTTTTTGGAATAAATAAAAGAGGAGATAAAAGATGTTGCAGAACGGTAAAAATCTTTCAATGCACAATGAAGCAGTCTACAAGGGCGATTTCTCCCATAACGGAACGCTCTTGAAGTTGCATGAGAACTCTTACACAATCGGCTACAGTGCCCTTTTAACTGCCGACGGCTCACAGGCTGGAACAGTTAAATTCGGTGACGGTGTTTTCCTTGACCTTTCAAAGAAGAACAACAATGCCTATGTAGGTTCTCCTACTGGAACAGGGGCTATTCCTGCTTTCGGCGGTATCATGGTACGTGAACCTGCCATTGCATCGGCATACCCTGTATTAAATGATGAAGTAAACGGCTTCCAGCATGGTTTACTCTGTCGTGAAGGTTACATTATCTACAAAAAAGGTACTGCATACCTTGACTCAGGCGTAGAATATACAAACGTTGAACTTTTCGACTATGTATTCCAGAACTACTGCTTATGGGTAGGAAAAACAGACGGTAAGGCTTATTTCACACCTAAGTCTACAGTTTACAAGGCAAGCGGTGACATATTTGTAGGACGTGTTGTAGAAATCAACCCAGACGACAGATCTGTTACTGTATTTATCAGTCCTGCTGTTCTTACAAATACAGCAGATATTGCTGGTGCTACTCCAGACATCAAGTTCGACAGTGGTAACATCACAAATACAGAGATACCATTCTCTGTAGAACTTGGAACAGAAGGTAACATCAAACTGGCTTATAAGGCTCATTCAGACAATGATTATATCGACATTGACGGTACATTCCCTGCTGTTTGGGACGAAGACGCAAGTGCTTATGTAGTTTCTTACACTTTGGAAGGACTTACAAAGAACACACAGTACGATGTCAAGGCAAGTGCTATTACTGCTTGTGGTGTTAATTCTGACACAGATACAGCATCAACAGCAAATAACTAACGGAGGATTAAAATGTTAGGTGTTAAATCTACAAAAGACTTTTCAGGCTTGAGGACTGCGTTGGAAACTGACATTGTACAGCGTTTCCCTACAATCGCAAAACACATCAACGCCATTAATATCGACAACTCACATCTTTCGCCTATGTCAGCAGACATCAAGAGTGCTGGTATCTATGCACAGGTAGACTCAAACAAGTGTACCAAAGAAGCATTGCCTACAGGCTTTGAGCCACATCAGGCAGTTGTTTTACAGGTTTCTGACAGCACAAAGGCTTACATTGACGCTTCAATGGAAAGCCTTGTTAAAGGTGGAATGAGTGAAGCAGACGCAAAGAAGAAGGTACAGGATAGTCTTATTCCTATGTTCGGATATGACTATGCTAAGAAACAGTACGTAATGACTTCTGTTGCTCCGGCAAAAGACGGAAAGGTACAGGACAGCCTTCTTGAACAGACATCTATTCCAATGTGGAATATCGGCTGGCTCACAAAAATCATCAAACAGCCTTTTGCAACAAGCCACGCAAAGAATCTTGTTTCTGTAGAATCTTTCGGAAATGCTTGGGCTGACGTTATCGGACTTTTCAAGGAATCATTTGAAGGTTACGGTAAACTCTCAACAACTGCAAAAGGAAACGTAAAACAGAACAACTCTAACCCTGTTACAAACGAAGCAAGCCAGATTGTAGCAGAAGTATACAACATTTCTGTTGAATATGAATCTGACGTAATGGAAGATATTAAGTCTAAACAGGCTGGTAACTTCGTTACTGGACAGATTAAGGCTGACAGAGAGAAGTATGCTATGATGATTTTGGATCGTATGCAGGATGCTCTCATCTACTATGGTTCAAAAGAAGCAGGTATTGACGGTCTTATCGACGTTGCAAACGTAGAAATCTACAGTGGAACTCCTCTGTACAATATTCTTACTTCTGCAAGCACTACAAAAGGTGCTGATATTGTTCTTGCAATGAACAAACTCATTGGTGATTTCTTAAGAGAAAATCACTATATGGCACGTGAACTTAAAATCAATGTTTCAGAATACGTATTCCAAGCATTGACACAGACAGTTTACTCTGACCAGTACAACCCAGCATCACCTTTACAGGTATTGCAGGGTAATTTCAAGGGACAGAACGCTCTTGACGGCGGTCTTGTACAGTGTAAATACACTATCGTATCTGATACAATGTGTAATCCTAATACACCGTTCAACCCTTCAAATTACGACATGTGTTTCATGACTGTTCCTAAGATTAACGATGCTCTTACAGGAGAGCAGGATTCTTTGGTAATTCACCCAGAATTACTTAAGAGTTACATGGTTCCTGCTTTATGGCAGAGAACAGGTCTTTTGTACACAATGTACAAACGTATCGGTGGCATTATTGCTCCAATCGAAGGTACAGTTAAAGTAGTACAGGGTCTTGGTTATCAGGGCTAACTGATTTAATGTCCTCTGCTAAGGTGGAATCCCTCTTGGCAGAGGATATTTTAATATCTTTTAATTATTGTGCGTATTACATAATAAACAAATCTATAAATAACTAGACAATAAGGATTTTGTGCTGTATTATAAAAGCACAAGGAGATTAAAATGAAGTATATTAAGAACACCTTGAACTATGCAGTTCAATTCAAGACAATTAAAGAAGGAAAGGAGCAGACCTTCGTATTTGACTGTTTCCGAACTTATTCGGATACAGGCAATGTAGCAACTACAGGTATTACACCTATCATGGAAAATGACTATGACTACCTCTATACAAATGTAAAGGTATTTAAGGATTTCGTAGATACAGGTAAACTTGTTAATTCAAAGAAATCCGAAATAAACTCTGTTGCTTCTAAGATAGACGACTTGTCTAAGGAAAATGAACTTCTCAAAAAGAAACTTGAAGAGAAGACAAAAGAGGCAAGTACAGGAGAAACAGAAACAGTTAAGAAACTGGAGAAAGAAAACGACGAAAAAGATTTAGTTATTAAGAGTCTTAAGGCACAACTTGAATCAGCAAAGAAAAAGAATACGAAGAAAGAAGACGACAAGGAAGACCAAGAAGGCTTTTAATCGCAGGCAGGAGATATTGTAATGCAGGTGAATACGGAAAAAGGAATACCACCACGTATAGAACGTGAATGGTTCAGGTCAAGATACGGACAAAACTTCCCTGACTTTTTGGAAGAATCAGAACAGAATGATGAACTTCTCGATAATGCCATAGATACTGTATACAATATCTTTGCCGGAGTCCAAGATATATGGACACATCTGGCACGTGACGTATATGTGAACAAGACCCAGATATGCTACGGTCTTTTAGTTGCTTGGTACCTTACGGATATGTACCCAGAACATGCAGAGGGAGTAGCATCATCTGGAGGCATACCTATTAAAGCAAAGAAAATAGGTGGCACACAGATAACTTATGCTGAAAGCGGAAGAAATGCAGGGGCTAAGAACAACGCTGATCTGCTGGCTTCTCTGAAAAGTAACGCCTTTGGAATGAAGGCTTATTTAATGATAAAGACATCTGGAAAGATTAATTTCTTCTTCCAGTACTAACGGAGGCACTTATGTACTTTACAGTCAAAAAACCAATGAAAATAGGCAACAGATACTACAAACCTTGTATTTGTTACAACCTTACAGAAAACCTTAATTCAACGGTTTCAGACCTCGTGAAACTCGGAAAAGCCGAGATTTTTAACGCTCCTGTGTTCTTTCAGAACGGAAAAAGGCTTGTGAAACAGGCAGAAAAGGATAAGGCAGAACAGCCTAAAGTCCTTCCTAAGAAAAAGGATAAGAAAGTAAAGGCTGAACCTGAGCCAGAGAAAGTGGAAGAAATCACAGAAGAAGACTCCATAGAAGGATTCTAGGAATGGCAGGTGTTTACGGCTCACAGTTAGTGTTCTTTGCAGAACAGTATCGTACAGTTGAGTATTTCTCTATGAAAACTGATATTGTTGCAGGTTACTCGGACAGGACTCCTTTGGGTACTGTTCGTGGTGTTTTCCAGTATCTTAAGCGTGGGGAACTCATGAGGGATAACGATACTCTGTCAGACGTAAACATTCCTACTTTCTGGACAAGACAGAAATTGCAGGCAGGAAACTTCATTAAACTTAAAGGTGATGAGGATATTTATAGAATAGTAAATCCTTCTGACTGGCGACATGAAGGAGATTTCTGCATTTACGTACTTGAAACAGTAACAGGAAATACTGACGAACAGGAACCGTTTGAGCACGTAGATTTAGGGCAGGACGGAGGTTTCTGGTGAGAAAGATAGATTATTCAGATCCGGTAGCCTTGAATCAATGGGAACGTGATGTAACGGATTCAGACGGATTACCTCTTGTAATTCCAAAAAGATATGAAGCCGACGTTCAGTTCCCTGAACTTGAAAAGAATTTCGACTGGCAGATTACATATAAATTTTCTTCTTCCCGAAGAAAAAACTTTTTTGGTATCAGAAATAACAAAGGAAAGAGAGTAAAGTATGGTTCTGATAACATGACTTTCAGAAGGCTTTACCTTATACTTTGTTACTTTAACGGAGGAGTAAGTTTTATAGACGACTATCTACAGAACGTTCTGCCATACAATCATTTAGGGAAAGAAATAAACGATTATCTGTCTAAGATAAAAGAGGATGCAGAGGCTAGTTGGGAAAAACTGCTGGAAGACGCTCCTAGAAGAAAGATAGATAATCAGATATATAAAAGGTGGCGACCTAAGTTTGCTATGCTTAGAGCATCAACTAAAAGCAGTATAAAGGCTAAAGGTGAGAATCTGGCTAGAAGAATAAAGGAAGACTTGGTAATGGCTCTTGCTGACGGCAGGGTTCCTTTATCAACACACGTTGTTTCTAGAGCAACACAGGAAAAACGTGAAAGAGCAGGACTTAACCCTACTCCAAGATTCTATGCTTCTAGTCAGTTCATTAACAGCATTACTTTATACTTCAAACTGGAGAAAAAAGGAAAATGGAAAACAGATATTTCGGTGTAAACTTTAGCAACTTAAGGAAGGCTCTCTACCTGTTTTATTTTGGAACGGACAACGGAGCGTGTAATGATTTTGACTCTCCTAAATACAGATACATAATACCAATGCAGGGGTCTTTTGAGAATCCTCTGCTTGAAAATGAGAATCCGGCGAAAGATACTTTTATTCTGTACTGGATAGAGGAAGATAAAAGTCTTACACAGGACGATTACGTAGTAGATAAAGACACTAACATAGGATATGACAGACAGAAGTGTGTTGCAGACATTCTTTTACGTTTCACAGGAAAAGAAGCAGAAGATTGGGTAAAAGCACTTCGACATCTGGCTAAAAGAAACGGAGTAACACAAATTTGGAGTGGCGTTTGTAACGCTGAAAAGTTAGAGTATACTTCCCCGATTATTCCACGTAGAGTTGATTACTTTGGAAGAACTAGTCAAATTGCCTTTGACATTAGGTTCAAACTGTATTATGATGAATGTATCTCTACTGGTTGGAAGCCTCTCGAAGGGGTGGACTTCACTATACAAGGTGAAATTACCATAGAAGAATAGTTATAGGAGGAAAAACCGTGAATTATAACTACATTGGTTCAGTTGCAGAACGACTTATGAAGTTCCGTTCTTCGTTGGCATCAACAGAAGAAGTGAACGAAAACTTGTTCAATGCAATTTCAATCTACATTCCGAAGTCTATTGCTACGGCACAGTTTGATGCAGGTGCTTACGATTCTAGCGAAGTTACAGCAACATCGTTCGCTGTAATTACAGTTACTGCTGACAATTACACAAGCGTTCTTGAATCTACTGGTGCATTGTATTCGCAGTGGCTTCCAATTTTCCGTGACGGCTCTAACTTAGCCGTAACGTTGTACTGTATCGTATTTGACGATACAAGTTTCAGTCCTACTCTTGGGGCAACTTCTATCTCTTGGGAACCTCTCTCAAAGGCTTTCAAGGAACTCTACTTTATCTCATACTTCAAGTGTCTTTTCAGCGAGCACTATGACGGTTCAAAAGTAGAACATGACCCAGCAGAAACAGGGGACTATGACGACTCAAATTACTTTGATCTCGCTCTTTGTCTTTCTGCCCTGTGTGAAGGGGAAGCAACTTTGTCTATGTTCCTTTGTGAAGCACATCTTGAAGTGTTTGAAGAAGGTTCAGCAGACGCAAACGCTTGTAAGGTAATGTCCATTACAAGAGGTGATGAAACTACACACTGTACAACATTTGTTGGCTCTACTCTGGCTGACAGAGCAGAATATTTCTGGGGTTATGTAAACCTTATAGGTGGAAACAGAACATTCTTCGTTATTCATAACGGTTCTGTAATGATACCTATTGTTCTCGCTTCTTGGTTTGAAGACGAAAACGGTTCAGGAGAATTCGTAGGAAACAAACTTGCACGTATCCGTTTGAGCGGAAACAAAGTAAAACCTACAGGTCTTCCTTCTGAACTTAATTCAGACGTAAATAAGAACTTAGGTTCTTACATTTACGACATTCTTGATGCTAAGTTCGTTGCTTACTTCATTTCAATTTCAGGTAACACACTGAACAATGCTGAAATGTTCAGCGACAGAACTGTATCTAATTTCCCTGTGACAGCATCTATGATTTCTAAATGGATTGATTACAATACTTCACAGGATTTGGCTAACTGGAGAGATGCACGCTCTACTCTTACAAGTCCGGTACTTTGTAATGAAGAAGCGTACGCAGAAATCCAGAGCATGCTTGTAAAGAACATTCAGAAGTTCACAAGCACAGGAAGAATAACAAACATTGTACTTAACTTCCCTCCATTCAGTGAGGCTAAGCAGGGCAATGACCTTAAAGGTACAATGGTTTGGAGAGCAACCTATATTGACGATTTAGGCAAGGTCGAAATGACTGGAGCAGTTGATTTCTAAGGAGGTATGAAAAATGGCTTTTGGTAACAACCGTAAAGGCAAACAGCCTAGAGCACACTTCCAACTTGCAGGTGGCTCTTTAATTAAGTTTAGACACCCTTATCTTGCTGGACAGATTGAAGTAGGTTCAAGTGGTGTAATTGACGAAATTGATATTTCTTCTTGTTGTAAACTCGAAGGAAGATTCTTTGAAGCAAATCCTAATCAGGATTCTGCTAAACAGACAGTACTCGTAGATAGTTCTACAGTTACTATCTGTAACAGACTTCTTAATGGTACAATCACAATGCCAGTAGTAAGAACTACAGGATTAGTTGGTACAGGTGATTTCATTGCCTGCTGTCAGTTAATCAAGAGTATTGGTGATTCAGTTGGTGGACTCCTCTACAAAACCGACTTTATCAACGGAAAGGCTCTTACAAAACTCTACTACGGTGTTACTGTACAGAAATGTCCTGACGACGTTTCAGAAGGTAATGACGTTGCTGTTTACAATATCAACCTCCTTTATGCTGGTTGGATTGAAGCACAGTCTGACTCTGTTGCAGAAAACAAAAAGAAAATCTGGGCTGTTGGAAATGCAAACGGTCTTGAGGCTTACTTTGCTCCATACTCTTCACAGAACGACGCTGGAAACGGTGGAACTAAAGATGTTCCTCTCTCTGTTGATAACTCTGGATTGGTTGGCTCTACTCTTGCTGATAATGTTACTACAGATCAGGAAGACAATGAGGACGAAATCGGAGTTGCTACTGGAGATACTTACAGCGAAATTATTCGTGACGGTACTGCAATTAACTCTTAATTGACCTTTGTGCTATGAATAAACCGCAGGAGAACTTCTCTTGCGGTTTTTTATTTTATAGTTTATAATGAGTATACAATAAGGAGTATAACATGACAGAAAATGTATTTTTAGACGCTTCCTCTATAAAGAAAAAGGACGCAAACGTAAATAAGGCTTATCAGGTAAAAATGGAGAATATCATTTTTGAGTTTCCACAAGGTTTTACACCCTTAAGACTTATCGAAGAGTGTAGAGCACTGAACTGTCTTGACTTGGAAAATCCAGATAATTTTGACTTTATGTATGATATTACTATGCAAATGCTCGCAGGAAAGCCAGTATTCGTATATTTTAAGACAGACGACGGGGGCAAAGTGGAAGTAGACCATTTTGTAGTAACGGACAGGTACATGAATTTAAGGGGTGTAGACATCATAGACTTATACCCTGTGATTGTAAACTGGCTTGTAGAATTCGTAGCAGGTGAACTAGCAAAAAAATTTCCTCGTTCATTAGAAGATATACGCTCGCAAATGAACAAGAGGAACGAAGAGCGTATGAAGAAGGAGAAGGAACTGGAGAAAACGGGGGTAAGGACTTCCTTTTAGAAAGGATTAATGGTATAATTAAAGACAAGTTTGAATACGGGCATTTTCTGTATATGTACTATTCATACTTAGATGATTTTCACTGTGAGCCTACTAACTGGGCTGACCTGTTTGAGCGTAATTCATACAAGGAAGCCAAAGGTGACATTCAGAAGGTGCTGAATGATTTTTATTCTAAGGATTAGTGTATGGGAAAAGGAAGAAGTCTTATAAACTCTATTATTGGATTACAGAAGAACGCTCTTAGAGGCGGTAATAGAGGTTCTGGAAATAAAGAAGGATTAGGTGATTTTGTAAATGTGCCTACTACACGTCAGGGTGATTTGACTGCCTATGATTTCAGTGCGGAAGACATCAAGGAGTTAGATCAGAATCAGCAGTTGATTGAAAGTGCTGGCATTGAATATCAGCAAGACCAGAAAGTAGGTCAGTTACTTAGAGCATTAAAATCAGCAAACGACTCCTCTTCTTTGTACGGCATTTCTGCAAAGAAATTAAGTGATTCTGGTTCCATACATCAAAAGGCTTTCGTAGATTCTGCAAGTGCACAAAGAACATTGGACGCTCTTAAACGAAAAGAGGCTAGTGATAAGTTTTTGAACGGATTACAGGGTTCTTGGTTCAAGACAACAGGTGCTGGAAGTTATGCAGGCTCACGTACTATTTTCGGTAAGGATAATCAGGAAGCATTTAAGAGAGCACTCGAAGCAATGGGTGGAAAGGCTGTTTTCTCTGGAGAAACTGCATCTTACTCTTATCCTCTTACTGACGAAGAAGTCTACGGTAAGACTCCTAACGTTAAAGATTTGAAGAACACGAAATGGTGGAAGACTAGGGACGAAAGGGCTTCTGCCAATATAGCAAACATAGAAGAAAAGAATTTCGGTGACATTTTCAGACGTGCAGATGCTGACAGACGTAAACAGCAGTCGAAAGACGAAGAACAGCAGAAAATGCAGGATAAGGCAGAAGAAAAGGAAAACAAAAGAAAGACTCTTACTGCCTTTTCAAAGACCATAGCAATCATAACAATTCTCACGGATATAACAAGGCGTATCCTCACTTCTGTCTTGTCTTCTGCAACAAAAGCAAGGGCAGACGCTATACAGGCTAACGCTCTTGGAATGACTTACTACCAGCAGAGAAGTTTTAATCAGATAGACAGGGCACATGGACTGGCAGAAGGAACTACTACAAACGCTATCGCTGACTTGCAGAACATGTTCGGTGACGTAACAAATCTTGACGAGAAGGCTTTAGGTTCCCTAGCACGTGTAATGGGAGGTAGTGTTTCTGAAATGGTACGCTCCGGTATGGGAGGTCAGGAACCTGCAAAACTCCTTGAAATGATAATGAACAAGTATTTTGACCAGTTCAAGCAAGGAAAGAATTCTTTAGGACAGTACGTAGGACAGGATCAGGCTTTAAGGGAACTTACTACTGTGCTTAATGAAATATCTCCTAATCTTGCACAGATATTCTCTACTATGGCAGTACAATCTAAGACAGGCATGTACAAAGGCAGATTTAATGACTATACAGAGTATCTGGAAACTTCTATGGTAAACAGAGGAGGTCTTACAGATACCGAACTCTCTGCTTTTGTTGCTCTTGGCGATGTCGTAAACTCTACTAAAGACGTATTCGCACAGATAGGTGAAACATTAAAGACTAAGTTTGCTAACAGTATTTCAGACCTCATAGGTATTATAAATGATACACGAATAGGAGAAAGTGCTGATAAGAAGGAAGAGCACAATAAGAGAAATCGTGAGAAGTTAAAGAAATCTCTTGCTGTAGACGAAGAGAGGCTTGCACTTGACCGAATGATTGTCGAAGGTGGTTTAGGCAAAGGTGAGTATGCAGAATTCGCTGATTTGTCTTTAGAGGATATTCGTAAGTACGCAGAGAAAGACCCTAATAAACTTAAAGGTGAAGAAAGACAGAAGGCACAGCACGTACAGGACTTACTTGCAAAGGCAAGTCTTTCTTCTGACCAGAACATGTTTGCACACATAGGTCAGGCTCTTGCTACAATGGACAGAATGGACGACATAAACAAACAACTTGCAAAGAAAAGCGGTAAGGTTATGTTTAACGAAGCAGAGCACTCTGACGAAGGAAAGGCACTTGCTGACAGAAACCGTATGCTTGCTTTAAGACAAGGTTTTACAGACAGTAATGGAGGGTCATGGGGTGCAAATAATCTGTACGCCCAGATAGCAGGAACTAAGGAAACTGCATTTAGTACCGTAGATTTATCTAAACTTGATCCTAACGCTTTGAGTGCACTACAGGCTACAATGGCTAGGTATTACGATGAGTATGGACACTCTCTTTACAACGTGAATGAAGAGGGGGGCGTATCTCTGGATGCAAGTTTCGGCAGGAAGACAGGAAAAGGAAATTACAGTGACCCTATGTTGAAAGCAATGATTAAGAATTATAATGCTACAGTAGGAGAAGGTCAGAAGATAGAAACAACTGCTTTTGGTAATATCACTGAAAAAGGGTATGAGCGTGTACTTTCAATTCTTGAAGCAGGTGAAAAGGCAAAACTTAAATACATGAATGAAGACGGCTCAATAGACGAAAAGGCTTTCCAGCAGGACTCTTCTTACAACCTGTATTCTAAAATGAAGAACGCAGAACTTTCGGGTTTTGCAGATTTAATGACAGATACGAGTCTTCCTTTTGGAGAAAGGGCTGATTCTATCAGAAGTTTTAAGAACAGTGCAGAGGCTATGGAAAAAGAATTGCAGGAACAGGCAGAAGCATTGACTAAAGTTAATTCAAGCCTTTTGAGCACAGGTAGTACAGTTGAGGCTATCAGGGACATTGTAGCACAGGCTAATAGCAGTGACTCTACTACTGCTTATTTGTACAGAAGATACGAACAAGGAAAGACCGATGTCAAAGTACAACTCGTTCTTAAAGACGAAAAGGGTAACGTAATTATGACTAAGGACATAGTAGGTAAACCTCTTGCAAGTGGTGCTCAGAACAGTGCTACTGTTGTAAGCGAAATACCTATAGAAGATGCTGTAAAAATGGTAAATCAGTAGGAGGAACGATATGGCAACTAATGAAGGAAGGTGGCTTTTAAGTTTAGGTAAAGGTGAGAAACTAACTACATTTGTTACAAGTATAAAATACAGTTCTGCTGTATCCAAAATGCTCAATAATATAACTTTCTTATATAATCCGAACTGGCGTTTTGACGACTATGAAACGAATACACTGCCAATAGGTTTTTTCTTTGTAAAGAGTTGTAACGAACAGTCAGAATCTGAAATAAGCCAGAAGGAAATGTTGTTTTATAATTCTCAAAACTCGGACAATCCTAGTGCTACATCTGGAGGACTCTTAGATGTAGTATCAGATAACATTGTACTAAAGCCTAAGAAGTACAGGCTGGACGTTCTTGTTCCTTTTCAACCGGACGCTGTAGCAAATCAGTTTCATATAGATTATGATACTATAAGTAATGTTACTGCTTTTGAAGTAAGTAATATGTTCAGTGGAGGGGAAAATGCAGACGTTAAGAAAACTATGGGTATAGTAAACCAATGGGTTTCAAGCGGTGTTTCACTTATACGTATGCTTATGAAGGCTTTGAGTGGAAGTACAAGCATGTCTGCAAGTGGAATATTAAATCTTTTGCATGGACAGTCAGACATAAATAAAGTTTCTCTGGACGCTATGAGGCAGTCAAGGGGAATCCTTAAAATGAAAATGTGGAACGGCTGGAGATTCAAGTACGTTTCGATAAGCAACATTGATTTGAACAAGACAGGTGAAAATGACGAGTGGTACGAAGGCTCTATTACAGTTCAGGAAATGCCTGTAGTTACATTAAGTTCACAGAATACGGAAAAGAAATTAAGTGGACTTGGTAAAATGCAGAGAGGTCTTACCAACTTTATGTCTGGTACGCTTAAGAAGTCTATAGACTGGATCACAAATAAAAGTGAATAGGAGGAGCACAAATGACAATTAATCTTGAAGCAATTAAATTCGACAACAATTACTTTGCTACGGACTTGCCTTCTGGCTTAAGACTTATCATGTACTCTTGTGATGAGAGTATAAAGGACGATAACACAGGTGAAGATGTAGACGTAAAGGAAATCCTTCTTGTTTTGGAAGACGAAGAAGGAAACCAGACTTTATGTTCTTCCGTAATAGGAATGTCTAACGACTTTTTCAGTCTTAAATCTAATGTAGAGGAATTGCAGGACAAGAAACTTAACATAGATAATAAGGCTTCGTGTTTTATAGAGGTATTTGAGGAATGAGTAATTCTTGGTTTATAGATTATAAAGAAAGGGAACAGAAGGCAGGTAACAACGGACGCATTGAGTGGAAAGAGTATGACATTTTCGACAGGGTTATAAATGTAAAACTTACCACAGGAACACCTAAAGGTGAAGGTGGTGTCATACAGAAAATGGACACTTATGTAATCCGAAGTGACTACGAAATGTATAACCCTAAGATTTGGGACAGGGTTGCTGACGGCACTTTATCTAATTCTTCTGGTTGGACTGTCCGTAAGTGTGTGCACAAGCCTTCTATCAAAGTACAGTATAAACAGGTTGCAGAAGGAACAGCCATACAGATAGATATTTATATATCAAACTTTTTTATGCTTACTAAGGACGGAAAGACACTTTTGCAGTTTAACGCAGAGGACTATCCGTTACAGGAAGTGGAAGTACAAATGGGATATTTCGGTCAGTTCTCAAAGCCGTTTAGAGAAGCAGACAGGCTTCCTACTATTGCAGAACTTTATGAAATGAAGGCTCCGGAGAACGTACAGACACTTATTTGTACAGTGGAATATGTGCAGACTGATAAACTTCCTCCTGACTCTACTCTTCATATTCACGGTTTTGTGGCTAATTCTTACGGTTCTTCTGTAGGCAAAATCAAGCAGAAGGAAATGACTTTCTTTCCTCCTGTTCTTGACGATAATAAGCAGATGAATAATATTGCTCATTGGGCTTATAATAATGTTACAAGACGATTTTTAAGAAAGACTGCAATGGACAAGGATATAACCCTTTACATAGATAACGGATATATGCAGTATTCTGATGCAGAGGTTTATGGAATACACGTATTTATCTCAAAGGGCGTTATAACTTCGTCTGATCTGATAGGCTTACAGTATCAGAAAACCAGTACAGGTTCCTATAAGTCTACAGCCTTTTTTGGTGGTGCTCCAAGATGTGAAACGGCTGTAAAGACACTTAACAGCCTTAAAATGTTACTTGGCTCTAATTACTGTTTTAAGATGTTATTGAACGGAGATTACATTATTTATACAAAAGAAGAGTCACGCAACGCTACATTCTTCAACACTTCAAAGTGGTATACATATAATCCTTATCTCAATAATAAAGTGACTAAAGTAGACATACCGAAGGAAGAGTACGATAAGGTACCTAAATGGATATGGGAAAAGGCTCTGATTAACCTTGTAGAACACAGTTGGGCTGAAATAATGGCTCTTACAAAAAGTGCTACAACTGACGGGCAACTTGACTTAAGGGTAGAAGGTGCACGAGAAACGGCAAAGGCTAATGTAGTAGCGTTTGAAAGAATTAAATCCGAAATGCTTGAAAAGAACATACTTCCGGCTGTTTACAATATTACAACCGATGCTTTGTGTACTATCGTATGTCCGTTCTTTATGTTTATAAATCCTTTTGACACGGTATACTTTTCAAGCAGGTATTCTCTTGGAGGTCTTGTTTCGTACTATGCTAACTTCGGTGCAACAGAGAATGAGTTTACTATCTTATGGCAGGATATTTCGTTTGCTACTGTGGAAGATGTAAATGAATGTACTATGGTTGCTACAGGAAGAAAATCTTAGGAGGAATTATGATTGGAACAGAGGAATTACAAGAAGCATTGAGTACGTCACAGTCAGATGTTATAAATATGATTCTTGAAAGAAGATACATAATAAGTTACGGAGTTGTTACAGATGTAGTAGACGAAGGGCTTGTATCAGTACTTTGCTCGGTTGCACAGGGGGCACAGGGAATTATGACAATGGTATGTGTGCTTGCTAATCTGGCTAGTGATACACTTACTGTAAACGTAGTGCCTAAAGCAGGGGACAAAGTACTTGTACTCTGCCCTAACCTTTTCGACCCAGATATGTTCGACCCAGAACAGAAAGAAACTATAGTAAATGAAAGAGCACACGGTTACTCACCTTTATACAGCATTGCGATACCTATTAATCAGTACAAGACAAATGCACATAAAAACACAGTTACTTTTGAAGACGGTACAGTAAAGGCAAAACTTGCTTACGACAAAGATAATGATAAGAACAACGCAGAACTTGATATAAATGCTGACGGCTCTCTTACTTATAAGAACCCTAATACTACGCTTACAGTAAGTGCAGAAGGTGATATTTCTATTGAAACTAAAGGTAAATTTAGTTTTAAGAATGACACTACGGACTTGAAAACAGTCCTTTCTGACCTTGCAACCCAGATAAAGAATTTGCAGACTTATGGTAGTCCTGCACTTCATTCTGTAATGCCTTCTTCCCAGACGGCTATATCCAACTGGGAATCAAGTGAACTGAACGCTTTAATGGAGTAGCCTATGGCTTTTTCTGTTAGTGCTTTAGAAAACGACCTGCTTGCAGTATTCAACTCAATGACGGGCGGTGATGATCATGAGTTCTCTGGAGGAATTACGGATGCTTTCAAAGCCTTCGTAGAAAGCGGAGAGCCAAGCACGTCCGACTACGGTACAATTTCCACAGGTGTCTTCACGGGAGCATCCACAGACGGAACTATTACTGTTTCAAGCACAGACTGTGCCAGTATAATTTACTCTGCCTGTGAATACGCTAAGGAGCATGATACTGGAGGAGATAACTACATAGCAGAAAAAATTGCAGAAGGATTACAAGACATGACCGATAAGGCTGTAGTGGAAACGCAGGTAAGCGGTAATACTGTTCCACCTACACCGCCTCCTCCTTCCATTCCGACATCTGGTACAGCAAAGGGAGGAATAACCTGCACTACTGCAAGCGTAGCCGAAGGGCTTAAAAGCGTGTTCGGTTTAATGAGAAGTATGACCTCTGGAGGAAATACGTATCTGGCACAGGAAATGGCTGTTTTAGTCAATACGTGTCTTCTTGCAGGGGTTGTAAGCACACAAGGTCAAGGCAATCTTTCAGGTTCCACAGGGACAGGAAATGCAACTTGACGGCAGATATAAAACGAGGTATAATTTGACCTATGGATTTCAAGGTATATACAAAGGAAGAAGTAAAACAGCCTGACGGTAACGAATACTACTATGTTCCTAACATAATAGACATCGAACCGCAGATAGAACTTGATGAAAACAACAATGAAATCATTACAGGCTGTACGGTTTTTACAGACGAAAAAGACCTCATTGAACAGGAATGTGCTCTTGCTACTATATGGCAGAGAGGTCTTGACCCTGTATCCCCAGAAGTAGGGGTAAGGTGGAGCGAGGTAATCTTAGGTGAGATTAATGTCGTTCAACTTATGGAAGATTTAAGGGAGGCAGTCGCAGAAGTTACTCTGAATATAGTAATCATATTCGACGCAGTAACTGCACAAGACGGCACTTCTGTCTTACAATACACATTACAGGCGGTAGTATAATGAAAGTAATTACTTACACAGAAGCATTGACTGAATTATGTGATTGGTTTGATTCTATCATCTCACCAAGAACAATAGCAAGAATAAACACTAACATTATTTACCTTCTCTTTAAGGCTTTCGCTAAAGGCTGGGAAGTAATCAATAATGTAGTAGTAACCCTTACAAACAAGTTTGACCCTGCTAAGTGTTCAGAGGAAGACCTTGTGAGCGTTGGAGCAATAGTAGGCACTCATAAGAAGGCAGGCTCTGCAACCGGACTTCATGTAATAGTAACCAACACAGCAGAAACGCAGAAAACCCTTTATGCAGGTACATACACTTACGCTCTGGACGGAGAAATAAGTTTTGAGTTTGAGGTATTGTCTGACACCACGCTTAGTTCTTCTGAACACGTAGATTTTATAGCGATGTCGAATAAGATAGGAACCTATGAAGTTACAGCACAGACAAGCCTAGAGGTAACTTCTATTCAGACTATTGAAGAAGGAATTGTATTCTCTTGTACGGACAATTCAAACCTTTTGGGTGTTCCAGAGGAAAGTAACATTGATTTCAGAAAGAGAATTCTCACTGACTATTCAAGGCAGAACAGCATAGTAGAACTAGAAAGCGACCTTAGAAATCTTCCGTATCTCTTCGACTGTATTGTAAGATATAATCAGACTTCGGACACAGTTTCATTTGGTGGTGTAAACGTTCCTCCAATGACAGCAGTTATATTTTACTCTGGAGAAGCCAAGAACGAGATAGCAGACATAGTAGCAAGGAAGATTCTGTGTCCTACTGTATCTACGGCAGACAGTGTGGCTGTCAAGTACTACAATGATGCTTTTGCAAACGGCTACTATGAAGTGAATATAATACCGTTCAGTAAGTATCAGTACTCTCTGGACATCGTAATCAAAGTAGACACTAATTACGTAAACGCTTACGACGCAAGACAGCAGATACAGACACTTCTGTATAACAACTTCATCGCAGAAGTACATCATGATTTTGTAAAGGAAGACGACATCTACAGTGTTCTTAATGAAGAGAATATAGGTGGAGTTGAAGTTCTTTCTGTTAATCTTAAGGTGAACGGAACTAAAGTGGATTACGTAGAAGTTCCGGTTTCAAGTATTCCAGAATTAAGTTCCATTAATTTTGCGGAGGTATAATGTCAAAGGCTTTCTTTCGTTTCCTTAGAGGTGAATTAAACGGCTACTATCTCGAAAACATACAGGCAACTTGGAACTCATGTGCTTCTAGGTTACGTAGCGTTCTTCTGGACTTTAAGGCACAACAGTTTGAAAAAGGAAAAATCAGTGACGAAACCCTTTACAATCTCGGAAAGTTCGCAGGTATTTTTCTGCCTCGTATTCCTAAAAGTGAAGCCATTTCAAGTATAAGGCTTACAGAATCAGAGTACGACGAAGACCTCCAGCGTGAATTCTCCGAGAGAGGTCTTTTGAAAACTGAAACTGAAACGTTTGAATTCGTCCATAAGACCTTAGATGATACAGGTCTTCCTGATATAAACACTCTTGCAGACCCTGACAAAAGAAGTTCTCTTGTCGGAGAGGAAAGTGTACAGGGGTATATTTCTTCTGAAAGTACAGATGTACTGGACGATTACGGTAAGGTTCGACCTGAAAAGATACTTCCAACACCTCCGGCAGACGTTGCTTATTCTGACTTCTACGGCAATAAGTTCCTTTTTCTTTCTGAAATGGAACCTACGTATACACCTCTTTCTTATGGTGTATACTTTGATTTGTTTAAGGCTATGCAGTGGATTAGGTACAACGGAGTGTCAGTACAATCTATCGTCGAAGTAGTGAATATCATCTGCCCTTCTGGTCTTGTAACGATAGACAGCATAACGGTTTCTGCTAACAATGACCATTGGATAGTAAGTTACTCTACTGATTTGAGTATAGACATGGAACTTAAGTCTGACCGACTTGCAGTGTTCCTTTACATAATGAAAATAAAATTTCCACAGGTGGAAATGTCAGAAAATACATAAGGAGTAAAAAATGAGTATTCAGAATGATTTATCTGCTTTATCTACAGTAGAAGGCACACTCACATCAAACAAAGTAAGCCGTCTTGCTTATACACAGGAGGCTTACGATACCAATGATGCTGACGGTGTTACAGTGTACGACGTTGATCAGGAACAGAACATTCCTACCTCTTCACCGTCAGTAATGAAAGTAAATGAAACGGTAGTAGACAGAGGTTTTCGTTCACAGGCTTCTTCAATTCCTAGAATGTTCTTAAACCATTTCTTAGGAAGATTGTCTTACAACCTCAATAAAGTAAATGACATCATGGCAAGCCTTCTTTCTTCTTTGTCTGGTAATCTCGGTGTTGCTAACGGTATAGCAACTCTTGATTCTAATGGACGAATACCTTTCTCACAGTTACCTGAATCGGCTGTTGAGTACAAAGGTGGCTGGGACGCAAGTACTAACACACCTTCTCTTGCAGACGGAACAGGAACTAACGGTGATATGTATATAGTTAATACTGGAGGTACACAGGATTTAGGTAGCGGTAACATTACCTTCTTCCCTAACGACCGTGTTATCTATAATGGTTCTGTATGGCAGAGATTCAGTGCAGGCGACGTAAGAAGCGTTGCAGGACTTACCCCTGACCCTACAACAGGCAATATAGATATTACAGGTGGTGCCAGTTCAATTATGAGTGCCAACCTTACAGCAGATAAGGCTCTTGTAAGTGATGTAAACGGTAAGGTGTCTGCAAGTGGTGTTTCGTCTACTGAACTTGGCTATTTAAGTGGTGCAACAAGCAACGTTCAGAACCAGTTGAATGACAAAATGGGCTTTAACAGTAACGGCTATAAGGCACTAAAGGAAAACGCTTTTAATAAGTATTCGGCTTTTTCTCACGCCTTTAATGGCAAAAAAGAAATAGTTAAAGACGTTGTTTATGCTTATGGATATTACTATGTGACTACTGCTTCTGAAATAGGAGGTACAAACAAGGCACATGTCTATAAAGTTGATAAGAACTTTATAGAATCTTACTCTGATTTTGATGATGCTGATATTGTGTTTACTACAACAAATAATTCTATGTGCATCCATAAGATAATTTATGCAGAGGCACTTGACATGCTTGTTATTGCTATTGTCAGTGGTTCAAGCACAGGAGAGTCTGAGTCAGGTGTATGGTATTCTACAGACGAGGGTGCAACTTGGGTACAATCTAACTTAAAACATAGTATTAGGAATCTTGAATACGTAGAAGATTGGGACGATGAAGGCACTTACATATTCGTTGCAGGTGCTACATCAAATGCTAGTTTTACTTGGGTTACAAAGAACGCTTGGTACACAGAGGACATTACAGGTGCTTGGACTGCTATAAGAACTGACAGTGTTTTCAGTAATGGAATAAGCACTATTAAAATTGATCCAAGCAGAAAAACCGCATATCTCGGTTATCAACCTCATTCAAGTTCCGTAATAGGTATAAGTTGGTTTACTTTCGCAGACAAACAGACTGGACGTTTCACAGGAAGTTCTAATGCTAACGGGCAGACTATAATTTATATAGATATAAGTCCTAATGGACGCTATATGTTTATGGGTACGTACAATAAAGGATATTTCTGGTCAGTACGCTACCCAGATGCTAAGTTTAACGTACTAACTCTTCCTTCTACTTTAGGAAGTGAGAGAATATACAATGCTTTGTTTATAGACGACTCTACGGTTGTGTATACCACAAATAATTCTAATGCTATAAAATATATCAACTTAAGTAAAAGTACAGCGAACAGTTACACACTTAATTTGCAAGGGGAAGCAAGACGATTTAGTGCTGACTTAAGTGTAGTGTGCACTCGATACAGGTCATTATATAAGTATAACGGTGATTTTTACCTCTTTATAAATGAGAAAGAGATATGTAGGGCTGAATTGTTTTACCTTAGAAGTCAAACAAACTCTAACAATGACTATAAAGGCTTCACTTTGGATTTACTTAATGAATACTATGTAACTTCTAGCACTTGGGAAACTAATATGCTTAAAGGAGTTAATGATTTATTGTTTGTTTCTTCTGGAATATCAGGGTGCAGTATCTTTAAACTCCCTTCTTCTGAAACTAACTGGATAGATGTCATGAAGACCCTTGCAGAGAATGAAAACGGAGTACTTGTTCCTCCTGATACACAGGCTTGACAACCTAATTAAAAAGAGTGTATAATATTAAACATAAGGAGGAAATCGAATGAAAAATAAAATCGTTTATTTCATTTGTATTGCATTGGTAATTCTGGGAGCAGTTGCTTGTCATTTTGCTAAAATCGAAGCCGTACAGGCTACAGCGTTTGCTGTAACGATGTTCAGTGCTGGTCTTGCAGTTTCAAAACTCTGGGCTGAAAGAAAAGGCACTACACCTACTTGGCTTTTAATTCTCTCTCTTGTACTTACAGGAGTAGGGGCATTTGTAGCAGGTGTTACAGGAGTTCTCGCAGAAGAACAGATTACACAGATTATCGGTTATGTATTCTCTATAATTGCAATCATAGCAGGTATCGTCGTAGCATTTATTAAGCCTAAAACAGAGGTTGCTAAGGTGAGCCAGTCTAAGAAAAAAGCATAAGAAACATAAGATAAAAAGCATTTACAAAGCCTTCTTTTCGATATATAATTTAAGTCGGAAAGGAGGCTTTTATTATGTTACAAGGCATACAGCAGACAGATAAAAGACTATTAAAGGTAATTCAGAAATACGGTTGCCTTTTCCTTTGTTTCGCTTATTCTTCACCTATGATTTTCGCAGGAGAAGAAGGAATAAAGGCATTAAATCTTCTCTGGCTTAAAGCAGAAGACGAAGGGGTAATCTCTGGAGATCTGAATAGGGACGGAGATTACGATGATGCTGGTGAAGCAGAAGTAAAAAGTCATGACAAACTCGCAAAGATATTCGCACTAGATGTAAAGTATGACGGCTGTCACAGGCAACCAAAAGAAAAAATCCCTAAAAACGTAGCACATATATTCGGCTGTTACTTCTGGCACGGTACACACTTTGTTGTCCTGAACCGCAGGCTTGAAGTGGTATACGACCCTATGGGCTATTCAAACACCGTTGCTAACGGTTATCTTAAAACAATGAGGTGGTACTATGCAAATTAAAAAACTTAATGCTTATCGCATTACACACAAGGACGGTACGATTGAACGTATTAACGCTGAAAATTTGATACAGGCTCTGGAAAACACAGAGAAGACTGACTTACAGTCCCCTGTAATCCAGACCTTCATGATTAAAGAAGGCGTGGATACAGTAATGGAGGAACTGCCTCCAGAGATTTTATTTACAGCCGTAATTACAGGAGGAGAAGGTTCTCTTGCTACACCTGAAAGCGGTAAGATACACGTAGGAGATATGATTGCACTTAAAGCAATTCCAGCAAGAAACTACGCATTTGAATCTTGGTCACGCAACGGTGAGGTAATCTCGACAGAATCATCTTTCATGTATGAAATGACTCCTCTTGCTCCGAATGAGGATACAGCAGTATTTACAGCAAACTTCATTTCGGCTCCTGTAGAATGGACTGCTACAGTTTATCCAGAAGAAGCAACAGGTGCTGGCTGTGTCGCTTTCCCTGAAAGCGGTGTGTCAGAAGCAAACGCAGAACTTTCACTCATAGCAGTAGAAAAAGGTAATTTCACATTTAGTCATTGGGAACGCAACGGAGAAACCGTAGGCACTAACCTGATACTAGATACAACAGTTAATCCGCTTGCCGAAGGGGAAGAATCAGCGGTATACACTGCTGTTTTTGACGAACAGGAATAGCGAGGGATTAAAATGGCTCTGGACGAAAAAGACAAACTAACTATTATGGATTATGTAAACGACCAATTCAAAACTGTAAATGCAAAACTTGATAAACTCACAGAACTTACGGAACAGACACATTTGCAGGAATACAGACTCAACCAACTGGAAGAAGAAATAAAGAAAATGCAGGAAAACAGGTCTGCTACTATCTGGCGTGTGCTTACTCCTGTTCTTTCTTCTGCAATATCTGCTGTTATTTCGTTTATCATTGCCGGAGGACTTGTAAGATGAGTGAAGAGGAAGAAGTAAAAACAGAAGAAAAGAAAGGGCTTCGTGCTAGGGACGCTTCCCTTGCAGGAAAAATAGTCGGAGGCATTACTATCTTTACAGGAGGTGTCCTTCTTGTAACTTTAGTATGCTGTCACAAACTTACCTGTGAAGAGGCTCGTTCCCTGTTCCCTATCGTGCTGGAGTGCGGTTTCAGTATTATGGCTGTATTCGGAACGGTTGATCTGAACCTCATTATCGACAAATTCACAAAGAAGGAGTAGTGATGTGTGGAAAAAGATTAAAAATATTTTTGCTGTCATTGGTGCTTGTGTTGCCTCTGTCGGTATCGCCCTGTTTCTCAAAAGTCGTGCTGACAGACGAAGAAGCGACGGAAATAATGTCGGAACTGGAAAATGCGAAGAAGGAATTACAAACGCTCAAACAGCAATCGCAGACGGAGTTGGAAAATGCGAAGAACGCATCGACAGAGCAGAGGAAATCCTACGAAAAGCAATTAAACGAAGCCAACAAGGAAATAAAAAAGTTTCAGACGTGGACAGCAATTAACGGCTCTCTGGCGGTTACGTTATCCTTAATACTTTTATTTTTCTTACTGTAAAAGAAAAGCCCGATATTACATCGGGCTTTTTGTTATTTACCTTTTTGTTTAAGTTCATACTTCAAAATCTCGTCCTGTGTTTTCTTTCTTACATCATTGGACTTAAGGAATTTTACAGCCTTTATGATAGTGTAAATCTCAAATCCAAGCCATACAGGGACTGCAAGAAGTAACCAGAAAAGCCATATCTTCATACCGATAGACTTACCGATGATTTCAAGTACAGCAAGAACTACTGTAGTAGCAATTCCGCTGAACAAAAGGGAAGTAAAGTACAGGTTAAGAGAGTAGATAACCTGTGTACCCAACACTGCAAATGCTTTGAATAATCTGTTAAAGAAACCCATATTAATCCTCCATTTCAAAATTAAGTTCCAAAGAAGCCTTTGCAAGCATAGGCTTCTTTACGTCGATACATTTAAGCCCGTGAACTTCCTTAAGGTTGTACTTACCGCACAAAGAAGAGTTGTAGAACTTGTTTCTAAGTGCCTTGTACTGCAAGTTATCGGAATCCTCCAGTTCTTTGAGTTTTGCCGATACGCTGTTGTAGTAAAGGTACTTACCTTCAAAAAGTTCATCTTTCTTCACTTTAAGCGTCACGTTGATTGTATTCTTTACGACCTTCATTTTTCATTCCTCCTAAGAAACTTACTACCACACTTACACTAAGTGGACTGATAAGGTTTATAAATATGGCACTTAAAGTGCTCATTATGAACTCCAGTATACCGCCGTCGAGTCCCATAAGGCGACCTAAGAAAGCAAACAGGCTTTCCTTCCTGATTACGTCCTTCTCGTTTTTGACTGCATCAGGTTCTGTTTTTACTACGTCCATTTGGTCAGACAGGTTTTCCTGTAATTCCTTTTGTAAGGAATTAAGTTCCATTTGCTGTGTTCTAGTGGCATAGTCAAGGCTCTGTCTGTGCTCTATATCCTGCTTCTTAAGTTCAATACTTTCACGCAATGCAGTTTCTTTTTTCTGCAACATTTCAAGCGTAAGTCGCATTGAATTTTCCTCTTTTGTGTTAGCCTTGTTTTCAACCACCGTAAAGTTATACTTATCGTAAAACACGGATACGGTAGTTATCATTGAAAACAGAAGGACAAATACCCAGAGGGAAGCAAATATTCCGGCTAGTACAAGATGTCTTCTGTCACGGTACAAAAGGACAACCTCGAAGGCTGTTGAACAGTATACTGTAATTACAGCACTCATAAGCCATGCAGATATTTTATCTACGTAGTCAAAAAGGTAAGTAGCCGTATGCAGTGTAGAAATGTACATACTGCCGAAGGAAGTTATCATTAATGCTATACACATAAACATAATGCTTTTTGCAGTCTTTTCACCTGTCGTATTCTGACTGATCGGTGTTTCTGTTTCACATTCATTCATAACTTCATCTTCGTTTTCAAGGCTTTCTTCCTTTACCTTCTTTATGGCTTTTCTTCTAAGAACTCCTGTACTTTTTGCATAAGCGTAGTCGTACAGTTGCCCTTCCTGTGCCCTCTTGTCGTATTCACTTTTCAAATCTATTCCCTGTAAGTACTCTTCCTTAGTGAACGCTACTCCGTTTGCACAGATGTACTTATTCTCATCAGGCAGATATACGTAGGGAACTCCTAAATGTCTTGATATGTATTCTTTCTGTTTCATTTTATACCACACTCATAATACTATTTATCTTTAATGCTGTCAAGTGCTTTTCTAAAACGTTTTGTATGTTTTGTTTTAGATGTGCATAAAAGCACTTCCCAATCTTTTGTTGAAATTCTCTTCTCACCCTTGTTTTCAAGTTCTTCTTTCCACTGCTCACATATAGCGTTCGGAGCGATAATCAGAACAGGTCTGTCCTTTTCCTCTGCAATACGACAAGAGGTAAGAGTCTTTCCAAGACCACAGTCAAAGAGAAGACCGAAACTATCCTCGTCTTTATATTTTTCCAGAGCGTATTTCTGGTGTTTCCATAAATCCATACTAGACCTCCTCTATGATTTCCTGTGCAACCACCCTTCCGTGCTCGTCCTTTGCGATGCTACGGGTGATTTTCCTTCTGTACTCGTTACGTTCGGCAAGTTGCTTTTCAATCATGAGTCTTGCATGTTCCTGATCCAGAAGTCTTTGCAATGCGTCGTTTTCCTTTTTAATCTGGTTTTTCATGTAGTCTTCATAGTCAGCCTTACAAGACTGGTCTTCCCCGAAAAGCCATAAAAGAATTGCTATAAGAATTAACATAGTATACCCCCTTTCTCTCACTATGTAAATTATACTACGTGTATAATAAGTTGTCAAGTACTTTTTTCATTTTTATTCAAATTTCTTTCTAAGCCTATAGCCTATTCTTCTATATTCTTCGTATACAGGTTGCCAGATAATCTCGCATTGTTTCTTCTCTATAGGGAAAAATTTTTCCATTACGTCTAATTGTACTTGCAAGTCCAAAGAAAAAGGGCAACCTTTACACCCAGTTCTTTTGAAGTTGTATGGAGGATAATACAGGTTACAGAGTTTAATTTCTCTGCTCTCTATGTACCATGTAATGAAATCTTCATTAACAGGCAATAAAGGGTGAAACTTTTTAAGATTCTTCATAGATGTATCCGTAAAAACAGTACAGCCAGTCATTGACTGCCTTAATCCTCCCTCCTCTTTCCGCATACCTGTCATTGTAATATTTCTTTTATTATCTTTGCTCCAGTTGTCTGCAACTTCTTTTTTAAGTTTTTTACAGCATTTATCAGATACTTTGATAAGAAAATCTGGAGTAAAGTTATATTTGAGTTTATCAGGGCATAAAAATCTTTCTTTAGTTCCTTTACCTAAATAATTAAGTACAGTCTTACCGTATCCGCTATGCTGATAACACGATAATTTTTGTGCATGTTCTTTGCTTTTAAATGGGTAGCCGTATTCTTTTAACATCTGTTTTATGTTTTGAGTAGGCATTATAACCTCTATGCGTGAATCTCTCTCTCTCTTGTTCTACGTAAGCAACAACAGCGTTATACTCAATACCTGTATTTATGTAGACACGTGGTATTTTATTATCAGGTAATGCTTCGTCAATTAAGTAATGTAACACAGTACTGTCTTTACCTCCAGAATATGATATATAAGCATTGTGTTCCAAGTCATACTGTGTGTTTATTGCTCTAATTTTCGCTATCCTATCTTGTAGTAAGAACTCATTTTCCTTCATAATTCACTTCCTGTTCAAATTTCCTTATATAAGTTACGAAATCGTCAGCATAAATTCCCATAAGTATTCCGGCGGAAGAACCTATCGTAACTTCCTTTTCAGTCCCTTCAATACGATCATAGAACTGTATAAGTTCGTCTTTAGAATAATTTTCGTCAGAAAGGAAAAATGTCGTATAATCAATGAGAAGGTATTCATTAGTTAAGGACATAAGGAAGAGCACTTCTTCCTGTGAGTTATCTAAGTTGGTACTGTACCAGTTACCTTCCAGCATTTTGTACTCTTTCTTTGAATTCTTAACAGCGTAGTACTTAAGAAGAATCTCACCATACACCTGTCTTGCTGTGTACTTATTATCCTCGTATATAACCAGATATTGCGGTAAATCCTCATATCCGTTTACTATGAGCACATAGGATTTGTTGTCATACGAACAGTAAGTAATCTGTGTACAAAACTGTGCGAACTGTTCTACAGGTATGTACTGTGCATAAAGCCTTACAGGCAGAAGCACAAGCAAAGCAAAAAATAATTTTTTCATTTTATCACCTCAAACTTGCTATCATAGAACCAACAGCATTCTTTGCAGGCTCCTTCTTCCCATTCTCCTTTCTTAAACTCGCCCATAAACCAACCATTATGTTTTTTGTAAATCTTACACATCTTGCAAGGGTCTATTACAAGTGGAATATCGTTGATATATCCTTCATAAGATTTCAACTGTTCTTTAAGTTCTTTCTTTGCCATTATTCAACTCCTGTGGAAAATCTACATATTTCCAAGCCTTTACTTTCTTAAATCTTCCAAGTGTTCTAGTCTCAATCCAAACTTCCCCATTCCAAAAACAAAGCATTATATTCGGCAGATAATCGACATACACAATACAGGTTTTATGCGTTGTATCTGGTGTTCCTTCATAGTGCCATTCGTGTTCCTTCTGACATTCCTTGTATCCGTCAGAAAATCCGTCTGTATAAAGTGACTTATTGCTTGAATAGTTCTCGCATAGTTCTTTATATGCTTCTTCTCCCTGTGCTTCGTCTTTAATCGGACAATCAGAAATTGTCGTTACATTCAGTCTTGATTTTGCACAGGTTTTGAAACCTATATCTATTCCTTCATAAAAGGCTTTTTCTAACACATCAAAAATCTTTCCAAGGCTGATTTTTTTCGTGTAACCACCTTTTTTGAAGTTCAAGCCATTTGTCTAATTCTTCTGCTTTCTGTTCTTCTGTCATAATTACTCCTTTATTTTAGTTTCCGCCTTAAAAGTAAAATAACAGGTTTTCTTATTTTACTTTTCCACCAACCCAAAGTTTCTTAACTCCACAAACTTCTTTTGTGCAATCTTCACAAAGAATATCGGGGCAACCGTTACCGTTTAAGAATTGCTCTGCTTCCTTAAAAGTTCGTTTTGCAAAATCAGACATTTCTGTTTTGTCCACCCCTTGTAAAACGCTGTCAAGTAATTCTTTCTGATGTTTCATTATTTCTTTTGCTTTAGTTAAAAGTTCTAAGCAATCATTACAATGCCATTCTGTATTATAAACGCAAGGATTCTTATTAAGTTGATACCTTAGTTCTGCATTTTCCTGTTCAAGCCTTTCTATATCTGCCTTTCTGTTCTGAATGGCTAGTTTTTTGTTGGATAAGTCCTGTTCAAGTTCTTCAATACGCTTTTCTCTAGGCTCTGCACCTGCAAGGTAACCAAGAGAAAATATTGCACCATTCCAAAGGTTCTCACACCGTTTTCCGTACTTGGTGTCGTATTTTTCTTCTGCTTCCTTCTTCAATAATTCATCTTTAGTCATTTTCTTTACTCCTTTACTGTTTCAATCCAGAAAATATTTTCAAAATGACCGATTGTATCAACAATCTGCAATTCTCCGTTTTCTGTGTTAATAAGCACTTCTGCATTTTCATTAAATGCGGTGTCTAATTTTTCTTTAAGTTCTTTTACTGTCATAATTCTTTACTCCTTTTCATAAACATATTCGTATAAGCGAAAAACAAAAGTCATAACTCCTGTTGCAAACTGTCTATTTACATCTTTGTTTAACTGTTCTCTGATTGCAATTAACTGTTCATTGCCAAACAGTTCATCTTCAAAAAAGTTTACAAACAATTCACCAAGTAATTGGTATTGTTCTTCTGCATCCATATCCCATATTGCTTTTGCAATTTCTTCTATTGTTGGTTTTACTTCAACGTGGATTTCTCTTTCAATCATCTCTTTATCTCCTCTTCTTCCAACAAGAACAGTGAAGCATCTGCCGTACCTGTATCAAGCAGTTCCTGTCCTACCTTAAGTGCTTCTACTACCCTGTCTTCACAGGTTCCCTTACAAGTAATGTCAATAATGTATTTGTTTCCAGTAATTTCACCACGATAAATACGGTCTTCACTCTGGCTTCTATGCTCAACCGAATAACTTGAACAAAGGTAAACTGCATAGTTTGCGTTCTTAAGTTTATCAAGTCCGTATGCTCCACTCGCCTGATTAATGAAGATTATCTGTATCTCACCTCTTGCAAACCTATTGTAGTCTTCTTCCCTTTGTTTTGCTCCGATCTTACCGTCGTATATACCTACAGAGTAACCTAAGTCACGAAGTCGCTGAACACTATCGTAAAGAAGTTTTGTACGACTGCACCACACTACAACCTGTTCATTACCTATCTCATCTATCACTTCTTCCAGAATATCTATCTTAGGATTTTCCTTAAGTGGTACAAGAGTAACGTCCTTGTGTGGAAGTCCGTCGTCACCGATGTGCTCTTCTCCTTCGACAGGCTCATATCCGTTACAGATGTCCTGAAAACGAAGGTACAGTTTAAGTCCGTTATCTACTACGATATTGTCAGTACAGTGCTGATTCTGTAACTGCAAATAAAGTTTCTTCTGCTCCTGTGTAAGTTCAACGTTGTATGTCTTATAGAGTTTAGGAGGCACATCACGTACAGTGCTTCTTTCAACCTTAAGACACTTGTCACCAATCCGTTGCCACAGTTCGTCCAGATTCTTAAATGGAGTATATTCTTCGTGTGCCATGATGTGATAGCAGTCTTCTCTTGTAATACCGTAGTAAGAATAGATACTGTCCATTGTGCCTGACAACTTGACTCTGTCGTCCTTGTTACGCATGAGGCGTGCTCTTATAGTCATGTAGTCTTTCTTAGGTATCGTAGTTCTTGCTCCTCTTACGGCAGGAAGGCTTCTTCTGATTACGTAACGTTCTGCAAAAGCATACATGCTTTCAGGGAAGAAGTTAGCACAAAGGAAATTCATCTGGTCATAAGCGTTCACTGGAGATTTTGACATGAAAGTTCCGGTAAGAATACATCTTTCACCGATATTGTTCAGCGACAGAATAGCCTGTGTTCTTTTACTTTTCTTAGAATCCTTGCAAGGCTCATTGGTCTTTATCTTTGAACTTTCGTCCAGAATAATAAAAGGCTCTTGATTAAGACCTGCAAGGTATTCCTGAACTTCTGGTGGAACTACACCCTTCTGAAAACTTTCAAGGCTTACAATCATCGCTTTCATATTAACTCCTTATATGCTCTGCTTAAGTCCACTGTGTTATTCTCGCTCATGTGATAGGGGCTTGACGGCTCAAAAAGAAAACTTGCAGGGAAAAAATGCAGACGGCTTTCTTTAGCATCGTATGCAACAATGTCAATCTTAAGTTCACTGCACTGCTTGTAGAACGCCGGCTGGGTAGGCTGGAACTTGATCTTTCCTGTCTTGGTGTACTTAAACTCCATAAGTTTAGTTACGCCTGTCTTCTTGTGTATACACAATACGTCAGGAAATCCCTGTACAGTTTCTTCCGTTTCAATACAGAAATAGTAACATTCAGGTTCCGTGTAAAATGTAAGATATGCTCTTTTGAAAGTCTGTTCGTTTGTAGAACCTTTCACTGTTTTGTTATTTATGTTTATAAACATAATCCTGTCCTCCACTATGTAAATTATACTACGTGTATAATAAGTTGTCAAGTACTTTTTTCAAAAAAGACCCCATATTTCTATGGGGTCAGTAACAATTAAAATGGAGTTTCAAAACAGGAAAAGTTGCTTTACTTCCTTGCTTTTATACTACCACTAAATTACCGTGCCGTCAAGACTTTTTGTCAGCCCATTTAAGCCACGCTTCCTTACACGGGGGAGGGTTCTTGCTAGGGTCTATTCCTTTTTCCTTGCATAAATCCGAGCATACTTCTCTTGCAAGACAGCGATTACACGGTACACAGTTACAGCACTCCAGTATACTTTCTTTGTGCTTTTCGTAATTGGTTTTCTTTTCTGTTGTCTTTGTGCTAACTGACTTTTTTGTTTGTGTCATTTTTCTTCCCCTTTAATCTTGTATATGTATTTACGACGAACTTCAATTCCTTTGGAAGTCTGTTCCATTCGTCCGGTTTAGTTTCCTTTATTTCAAGCCATTCACTAGGGGACTTTACGTCCTGCCAGTTCATGCCGAACTCTGCCTCTGCCAGAAGAGGTATCTTTATCTTGACTGTGTTTTCCATGATGTCTTCAAGTTGTACGACTCTCTGAACCTGTTCTATAGTAGGGAAGCATGTTCCTCCAAGTTCATCATGAACCGTTACATGTATCTTAAGGTCTTGCCATACACCTTCCTTGTATGCTCTTACAATGGAAGCCTTCAAGATGTCAGCACCACTACCTTGTGTAAGACGATTAAGCATTGTATATGCAAGGTTAGGGTTTCTTAGTCTTGCTCTGTTACCTAGTACTGTTCTGATATATCCTCTTTCCTTTGCAATGTCACCTACAAGAGCAAGGGTCGGAGCGACAAAAGGAATGTGCTCATGATACTGCTCTGAAATTTCTTCTGCTCTTTCCATTGTCCAACCGAAGTTTTCAGCCATACTCTTAAGACCCATTCCGAATGAAACTCCGAAAGACATATTCTTTGCAAGTTTTCTGGATAAACCTGTAAGGTCTACGGTGTACTGGTGGAAGTCTGTATGAGGGTCTTTAATGAACAGTTGTCTTGCTTCCTCTGCTCCTTCACCTACTGCATAGTTTACGATGAGCCTGTATTCTATCTGTGAATAGTCTATCTTGAAGTACACGCCTCCTTTTTCACAGGTAAAAAGACTTCTGGTAAGATCAGGAAACGATACTATTGTACCGTCCTTCAATGTAAGTCCACCTTTTGAAGGTATTTGCTGTGCATTACTTTGTGAACTGGAAAGACGTGAAGAAATTGTTCCGCTGTCTTCACTCTTCGTAATATGATACTGTGAGTGAACTCTGTACACTCCGTCAGTATCTTTATTGATAAACTGATTATACTTGTCACCAAGTATTTTTGATATAATGCCGTTAGCCTGTTTCCAGTCTGCTATAAGTCCTACCACTTCATAATTTTCTCTTGTAGATGCAAAGTACTTCTTGTCTATGTTAGGTGAACTTGTAAGCATGAAGCCATTTTCAGTAAGAAGTTGTTCCGTTCTTTCAGCCATTTCACATGGCACATAAGCAACAGGAATTCTCTTTACGTAACGGAAGGAAGAAACAAGTTTCTTAGCCTTAGCAAAAGCCTTGTCCGTTTCTTCGTAATCTGCAAAAGGCTGTCCGTCGTAGCCTTTAAGCGTAATCTTTACTTTGTATGGAATTGAATGACGATCTAAAAATGAAGCGACCTGTTTTGAAGAATTTACATTAAGGCTTACCTTGTATTCCTTTATGAACTCTTCCTTGAACATATCACGATACTTCGTAAGGGTTGCAAGGTTAGCCTGTTTTCTCTCAACGTCAATAGGAAAACCGTTTATTGTTATCTGGAGAATTGGAAGTATACAGTCAAAATCAAGTTTTACTCTCTCTGTAAGTTCCTGTTCCTTAAGGATAGTAAGTTGTTTACGCATTATCTTTACTGGGTTTCTTGCGTCACCTTCTACATACTCACAAAGCAAATCCCAGTCAGCATCCTTTAAGTACTTACGGAAGTCGCCTCTGGCTCCTGCTATGTTATTGAACACCCATTCTTCTATGCGTGTCTTAGTCTTACCGTACTTAAGGTACTTCTTTGAAACTGTATCAAGGTCTATCTTTGCAAACTCATTGATACAGGCTTCTGCTGAAAGCACGTCAAAGAAACGACACTTAACGTCATAAACCGTCATTTTATATTCATACAGAAGCCAGCCTATATCGTACATAAGATTGGCTCCTACGATAAGTACGTCAGGATTTCTAAGAAGAGCCTCCACCGTAGCATTGTCCCGTTTTCTCTGTGAAGGTGTATAAGGGCAATTTGAATTGTGCAGTCCGGCTACAATTTTTACTTTGTCTGTGCTTTCATAGTAGAGAGCACAGTTCAAGATATAACCCTGATAAAACTTCCAAGAATAACCACTTGTATTCAAAAGAGGATCGTAACACTCCAAGTCAAGACCTACGACTTTAGTACTCATGAGTTCTCTCCTGTTACCATATCTACATAAATAATCTTTCCTGTTTTCTCTATGTATTTAAGGACAGGAAGACCTAACTGTATTGCCACATGAAGTTCAAGTTGTGCCCCCTTGCTCTTATACCAGTCTTCCAAGAGAATAATGCCGTTACATTTTGTAAGTTTACGTAAGTCCCTTCTCATGTAGTAAGACCAAGTATGACCGTCTTTCTCGTCCTTTACAGGATTCAAGACTTTGTACCCTTTGTCAGTGAGTACCTTTTCTGCCTTGTCGAATTTCTTTCTGAAATCACCGTCGTCTGAAACTGCACCGCTTATGTACCATAAAGCCTTTTTCATAGTTCTTTACCCTCTTATTCTTTTATATGCAATATCAAAATAGTGCTTATCTATTTCAACACCAATTAATTATATTATATACCTAGTATGTTTTAATGTCAATACTAATAATCAAGATTGTATTCTTCCTTAAGTACCTGAAATATTCCGTCGTAGCCGTTACCGTCCTTAGAATCTATCAGGTAAAGGTTGGTTCTTGTTCTGGTTATTGCTACATACAGTACCCTAAGTTCCTCATCTATATTGTTGTAGATGTTCAGCCTTACCCTTCTTGTGTTGTCCATAAGGAAGGCTATGTTATTGGCTTCACCGCCCTTTACAGAGTGTACGGTACTGATAAGTACGACAGGTTTCCACTTACACATTTCCTTAAGGGTTTCAAACCCATAATGTTCTATGTACGCCTGATAGATCCATTTTCTGCCTTCACTGAAAAGGTTTGTATCCGTGAAAGGTTTTGAAAAATCCGTTATTCCATACTTCTTTGCAAAGGCTTCTTTCTTTTCCTTGCTTTTGTAACCTTCTAAAGAAAAGTTCCTGTAATCCACAAGGCGTTTCATTATCTCACCGCCCATGAAAAACCCGTCCGAAGTCCAGTAAGGAATAAGTCTGTCTTCAAGTGCACTTGCTACCCTGTCAAGGTAACACTGATTCCTTACAAGAATGTACCAGTCAGTTATTACTGCATTTTCAAGTTTAGGTTCCATAAGGGCTGTAAGTCGTTCCAAGTCAGACAGCCTTGTAATGCTACCTTCACCGTTTTCCTCTCTAGGCTCCATTACAAGGTCTGTTTTCTCGCCTATGAAAGCAGTCATTGCTTTTGCCAGTTTGTATACTGACATAGGAATTCTGTATGATTTTGCAAGTTTCTCTACCGGATACTTTTTTGAAAACTCTATAAGAATGTCAGGTCTTGCTCCAGAGTAAGTAAACAGCGACTGCTTGTCGTCCCCTGCTATATAGACACGTTCAGCATTGGCAAACGCTTTCTCGATTACTTTCCACTGCAAAGCCGTTACGTCCTGTGCCTCGTCAATCATTACTACTTTACAGGGAAGAGAATCACCCTCCTGTACATACTTTATAAGGCAGTCAAAAAAGTCTACGAGGCTCTTGCAGGCTTTATAATCCTCATATTTCTGTACAAGAGAGTGATAGTAACCTAAATCAATATCGCTTTCCGCAATCTGTTTACTGCGTAAAGCACCGCTACGCTCCAAGTCGTAGTAGTCAAGATACAAAGTATCTTTAGTCGGGTGTGCATGTGTTTCCGATACTTCACATCGGTTAATGTAATACCCGTATTTTTTATTAAATGCTTTCTGATCAAGGCGTGAAAACATCTGATTGGTTTTCAAATCCAGAGCGTGATACGTAAGAGAGTGCAGGGTCTTGAAGTAAGGTACATCGCTTGCTTCCAGCCTGTACTTGTTACATACACGGGTAAGCCCTTCGTCAGCACCTTTTCTTGTAAAGGTCACAAAACCTATTTCTTCGGGTCTTAACGTCTTAAGTTCTTCTTCCACGTAATCAATAAGGCGTGTCGTATTGTGTGTTACAATACCATCGTCTACCTGATACAGATGCTCTATGTTGTCTACGTAAATACAGTTAATCTCATACTCACCTTCAAGTTCTGTAACATCTTCTATGGCTATTCTAGGTACAGGTTCAATATAAGATTGTCTTTTGAAATCACTTCCTATTACCTGCGGTATATAAAATCTAGGGTTGTCAGCAGACTTATGGATACCTTCTTTCAACATGGTGTGTAAGGAAATAGTTTCTTTTTTGTTAGAGCGTGTACACCTGTACACAGTCCACAAGTGATCCAGAGAAACTATTGTACTTCTTCCGTCAGATAAAGTTACTTTATAGGCTTTCATGTACCCTCTGGGGTAGACAGCCAGTACTTTAGTCGGTTTTCCGTAGCGGTCATAAACATAATCACCTTCTTTAAGTTCACCGAACTTCTTGATACCTTTCGTAGTACGGATATTGCAACCCGTCCAGTTCCCTTTTCCTGAACCTGCATTTGCAAGAAGTACCTTTACTTCCTTACCTTCAAACATTAGTCTTCAATCTCCTTAAGTCTTAATGCTACTTTTCCTTCTTCAATTTTAATTGATTCAATTTCACGAAATA